TACTTTAGAACGTTCGATTCCCATTGTACTCTCAAGCTCAGCCGCAGCTTCTGCCTCAGTCTTGCCTTGCGCTAACAATGCATTATATCGTGATTTGTATATATCGCGAATACCATTCTTGAACTTGCTATATCCGAAGTAACCAATCGACCGAGCCACTGAGCGCCAGGTTGCATCGATACCATCTTCAGCCATGGAGTCCTTACGACCTTTGGCTTGTTTCTGACCACGCTGGTTCACAGACTGACCACCAGTACTGATTACATCGTCGATGTCTGCGTCAGCTCGAGGGTCCCCTGTGAGTGGCACATAGTATGGGTTTGCCTTGTACTCGTTATAAGCCTGCTGGCCAATGCGACCTGACTCGAGGTCTAGGTCTAGGCGTGCTGCCTGCATGTCGTAGATGTGCTGAGCTGCCTCTTCAATATCAGCCTTAGGAACCAGGTTCTCAAGGCCTTGCATTACAGCTTGAGCTTTCGCGTTATTATAACCACCAGCCACACCGACCTCGAAGCTCGTAGCTGCAGGGTCAGGATTGAACACATCAGCCTGGCGCTTAGCGAGTTGGCGTCTAGCCTTCATCATCTTATCGTAGTTAGTCTGAGTAGGATTCTGATTGTACTCGTTAGACGCTGCCTGATATGCGTCGCGGTCCTGACGAATGAAGTCCTGGTTCTTGATGAGAGCATAACGTGCTGACATCCAGAAACCGACTGCGCGCTTAGCATCGATGTATTCCATGTTATTCGCCTTAGCGATGTCATGGATTTTCTTGAACAATGGCGCCATGTACTTGTGCTCGAACTCAGAAGACTTATTAGCACGTGCACCATCTGAAAGGTATAAGTCGCCAATCAATGTCTGCTCGGAATTCTTATCAAGACCTAGATTCTCAATGTACTCTTTCATAGGGACTAAGTCATCGGAGATACGACGCTCGATTGCGCGACCGAATTTTGTCATCATCTCTCCCCATGTCTTAGCACCTGTTCCAAAGACACCACCATCAGGAACAACTGATTTACCAGTACGCGCGAAGTCTAACACGTCTTGGTTATTGGAAGAGGTATTGCGTAAGAATAAATCTGATTCTGACTCATCGTCTAAGTCCTTACCAGTTTCTTCTTTGTACTTACGTCTGTTCTCTTCTAAGCGAGCTTCGTACTCTGGGTTAATCTCAGTGTCTCCAGTGAACTCGTTACCACCTAGTTCATTGAGTAGTAGATTGTACTGAGCGTTCTTATCCAAGCGACTGATTCCCTCAGCTTTGTACATCTCATCAACTGAGTTGTAACCTTTACCGCGCGCGATGTCTGACATAATCTCAGGGTCAACGTTGAACACGTCGCGCTGATTAAGTGTGCCGAGTGAATCCACGTACGCGCGGACCTGAGCATCTGTTACCGGTTTATTTCCGTTCATAATATCTAAGACAGTCTTGAATGCTCTGCGCATTGCGTCGTACGCCTTGATGATTATGTTGTTTGCTCTACGTTTGAGCTCAACTGGAATGTCGTTAACATCAACATCATAACGGTCTGCGAACACTTTCCAGTTTCCACTACGCACGGACGCGTTCATATCGACGATGATTTCTTCTACGTATAGATAAGGTTTACTTGCGTAGTGTGCGGAGTCCTCGTTCACTTCCTGATAAGCCTTGCTGATTTTCGAGTCAAGCAATTTGCTGATGAACGGATTAGAACGTAGGCGCTCAGTCAGATTGATGTAGTTCTCTAAACCAATAGTATTGCGTAGCACGTGGCTTTGCTTGTGTCCTAGCTCGTGGATAATGTTACTCGCAAGTGTTGCGATGTCGTGCTCTAAAGAACGAATGTGGACCTGACTATTGCTTGGGTCATACCACGCTGCGTTATCTACATCATTATTGAAACCTGGAGCTCTTAAGTAGATGCGTTTGCGAGCTTCACCAGTTATTCCCATGCGGTTGGCGATGTTATCAACTAGACGATTTGAAACATCATACCAGCGTTTTTGACTTTCAGGATTAAGTAGGATTGCCCAGCCACCTGTGCTCGGTAAATCTGATAAATCAGCTTTGCCATTCTCGATGTCTGACATAATCTTCTCTACTTTAACAATCTGCTTGTCGTAGTATTTACCGATTACTTTCTCGATTAACTTAGCTCTCCAACCTTGGGGACGCGGGCTGAACTTATTGATGCTGTATGACACGTCTTTCTGAACGCGTCCTGCCTTGCTCACAGACAAGTTAGTTCCCATCGTTGTGCCTGTCTTAGAAGGAACATACGAGATATTCCCATTGTCCTCGAATGCAACACCATCATATCCTTGTTCGCCTGCCCATTTAGCAAGAGCCAAGCGCTTAGCGCGAGGAAGATTATTACCTAACCATGGGTAAACGTTGTCTGCTCGAATGTAAGCACCATGCACTCGACCGTCGATTTGTGACGCTAAGCGCTGAGCACTTTGTACGTCGGTTGTAAATTCAGGAGCGTTGTTTGTTGTAGCGAGCTTGCCATCTGCATTCACGACCATAGGTTCTGATGAGAACTTCTTAGACCCGATAGGAGCCGTCGTTGCCATGACAACTAATTCATCATCTGCTGGGAAGTGTCTTGCTACTGCTCTCTTGAAAGCTTCTGCTTTTTCTGGTGCATTGAATGCGACTTCACTATCACCAGCGAAGATGTCAGGTAAACCTGCCTCAGTAACTTCGTCGATGTTCTCTGTTAGATTCTCAGCGAAGTTCTCATTGACATTGAAACCGTGGTCACGGACTTTCCAATAGTCACTATCGAAGTCCATATTGCTTTCAAGCTCTGAGTGCTTAGCGCCGAGCTCGGTCAATTGTTTTGACACAGGCTGCGTGTACTCAGGCTCAACTGCATGAGCAGGTTCTGGTTCGACAGTAGGTTCCGGTGCAGGAGCAGGTTCAGGTTCAGGTTCAGGTTCAGGTTCAGGTTCAGGTTCAGGTTCAGGTTCAGGTTCAGGTTCAGGTTCAGGTTCAACCGTAGGTTCCGGTGCTGACGCAGGCTCAGGAGCTGGTGTAGGTTCCGGCTCAACAGTAGGCTCAACAGTAGGCTCAACCGCAGGAGCAGGCGCTGGTTCAACTGTAGGCTCTGGTGCAGGAGCAGGTTCTGGTTTGACCATCATTCGCTCGAGCTGTTTCGCTACCCATGTCGCTTTCTTCTCAGGCTTGCGCTCACGCTTAGAATTGTTTCCTTCAAGCTCTGACGCTTTGCCAATGAAGTTGCCGTCTGCGTCGTAGTCTTCAGCGGTTCTTTCTTTGAGCATGCTAACTAATAAACGGTACTCGTTGCCGTTCAACTCTTTTCTTGCAATTGCTTCGAGCTCAGTTGGTGAGTATTTATTAAGGTTCGCGTTCGCTAATCCCTCTACTTTCTCACGATTAACGTAGGTTACTTTAATCGCTTCTTTAGGTTTAACTTCTTCAGTCTTAGCCGTCGCTACCTCTTCAACTGGTTGTGTAGCTGTTTCTGGTTCGAGCACAACGTTGTTCACACCGTCGTAGTCTGCGTCGTTGATTGCTTCGAATTTCTTACTTCCGCGGATGTGTTTGACTCGCGCTCTGTCAAGAGACGATGAACGCGGCGGCGTGCTATCAGCTGCTGCTTCCTGGTCATTGACGTCATAGTACTTGTCATTCGTTGCCTTCTTACGAGCTACTGTTTTGGTTACTCGCTTACCGTCTGGTTTTTGGAGGTTCACATCTTCTTGTTCGACAGCCGCTTGGTCGCCTGGTTCATACAATGAATCCTGATTAGCAGCCGTGATGTCTTCGTCGCCAATCTGCGCTTCAATAGGAGATTTCAAATTAGTTGGAACAGTCTCACCTACTTGTGCCACTGCATCATCGGCGGTTGGAGTGATAGTGTTTTCCATGCCTAATACGTCACGCACAAATCTGCTGTACGGTGTATCTGTCTGAGTATCTAGGATTCCGTACTTCGCGTCAGTCTCAAAGTCTTCAATGTAACGTTGACGAAGTGACTCAGGTAGTTTACTCACAGCTCTAATAAGGTCCGCGCGGTTATAACCTAAGTCATTAGTTGCCAGTTCAGTTACTGCCTGCTCAGTAGGATTGAGCGCCTGCTCGATAGGTGATTCATTCTGAGTCACTGTCTCAGTATTACCATTACCGCCATGCGCAGCATGTAACGCAGAACCAGCGCCTGCAGAGATAGCAGAACCAATAACACCACCGAGCACTGCGGACTCAGCCACACCTTGGTTGAGGTCGCGTCGTGTATCGACTGTGTCTTTGACTGCACTATTAGACAAGCGTTGTTGCCAAGCCTCTGTGCCTGCTTCAACAAGACCTTCACGTAATGCATTATTTATTACACCACGCTCAGGTGAATAAGCAAGTTGTCCTAATGCTTTGGTCACGATGTTGCGACCAGCACCACCTGCAGGAATGAAGCTCGCGGCAGCTCCTAATGCGGTTGCTCCTAAGAATTCTCCCCAGTTATCTGATAGAGACGTTGCAACCGTACGCTTGGCTTCTTCTGGGCTCATGCCACTCTTGATAAGTCCCTGATACATCGGGCTATACTGGCTGAGCTCCTGGTCAGTTAGCTGCATCGTTGTTGTGTAGATATCATCACGCACAGCACCACCAGATTGGAGAGCACCTGCACCTAATGAAGCTGCCATTAAAGGAACACCGACTGATGCACCAGCACCTGTTGCCGATGCAGCAGTACCAGCGATTACACCAGCTGTTGATGGGGCAATGTTACCAAGTAGCTCAGCTGTAGCATCGAGTGGTCGTTCTTTCAAGTTCTCTGTGATTTGCCATGGATTATCACCGATTGATGTTCTGAACGCGTAGGCATTATCAGCGCGGACACGGTCTGCTTTAGCAGCATCTGACAAAGCCGCTCGGTGCTCGGCAGCTGCTGCTCGGTTGTCGTCACCCCATGTAGGGTCGAAGAATGCTTGAACCTGAGCGACACCTGTTTCAAGACCTGCTGCTAATGAGTTACCAACGTCTTTAAGACCTTGCCAGAACCCAGTCGACTCTTGATTCTCGTAACCCATAACAGTCTGATACATGTCACGTAATGTCTGTGCATCTTTGATTTGATTACGCACTTGTCCAATTGCATCAACAGCCACGGCGTGCTGATAAGCTGCGCGCGTGGCTGCATCGTAACCTTGTGTCTCCGCGTAATCGTGTGCACGTTGACCAATTACTTTTAGCTCATTAATAAGAGCATTGTTCTCAGCTGCTGTTGCTTCTGCCGGAGCGAACGCGAATGCAGCAGCTGGATTCACTACTTTGTTATGCGACATCGAAGACTCCTCTCAATGCGTCGTTTACTTCCGGTTCAAAAAGCTCATTGCTATCGCCGTCACTAAACGCATTAACAATTGCCTGCTCATACATAGCAGGAATATCAGTAAAGGGCGTTTGTTGGACGCTGGCCACCTGGTCAACACTCACGGGTTGGCTATTCTGAATCTGATGTGCCTGTTGAGCTTGCTGCGCCTGAGCTCGCTGCTCAGCATCCATGAACAAGGCCGCTTGGCTTTCTTGGTAGTTAGGGTCCGACAGAACCTGCTCCGCTGGGTTCTCATAGTTCAACGCGTAACCTTGCTGAGCATCATCTGACGAATCACCGTCTTCGTATACTGCAGGCTTACCTGTAGCTGATGCAATGATTTTGTTCATCTTGTTCCAACCATGTTTTGGTTGTGAGTATTTAGCAGGAGCAGACGGAAAGCTCGCCCAGATGTTACCGGCTTTCTCTACCATGCCTTGATAGTTACCTTCAAGCGCTAGCTCAAGAGCTGACTTACCGCCATTGCCGCGCGCCTGGTCTAATAACGCTAGGGCTCCAATATCTTGATTGCGTGGTGAGAAGTCTTTCAGACCGAGGTCTTTTTGTAAATCGTTCCATGTTCCTTTCAAGAACTGATAACGACCAGCGGCACCAGATGAATTCACGGTCCCATCTTTCTGCTTGAATTTACGTTGGATATTCGGATGGCGGCTGAAGTCATCAAACGTACCACCACCGAACGTTGTATTGTAATCTGCATTTTCAGACGCAGCGATAATATCCAAGGCGCGACGTGCCATTGGGTTATCTAATAATTTTTCGTACTTACTAACGGATGCCATAACCGCCTCCGATTGAAGGTGACCAGTACATTGTATTTCCTACCTGAACTGGAACCACAGGTGCTGGTGTTGCTGGTGCGACAGTGGGTCTACTAGTATTGAACGCAGCACCAACCTTCTCAGTGTTATCCTTGATTGTCGCTTCAGGAGCGTCTGCAACAAACGCTGAGGTGATTTCTTTAGGTGCTAAACCGTACGCCTGCTCTGTATAAGCACCTAGCGAGATTAGCTGTCTCAATGCTTGTTCATCACCAGCTGCAGCTGCCTGGATTAAACCGTTGTCTGTCGCGAATTTTTGGAAGCTCTCTAGCGCTTTAATTTTAGCATTAACCTGCGCGGCGACTGCTTTACCTTCAGCTCCTGCTTTCGCAACTTCCATGTTCCACTGATGTTTCTGCTCGTTGAGCTTAGTGTTATAGTCGAATTGCGTTGCCGCTTTCTGGTCAAAGTCTTCACGACCGACTAAGTGAGCACCAACCTTGCTTGCATTACCAGTGCCTGAGAGAATCATGCCAAGCTCTACTGGTGAATAAGTACCGAAGGTTCTAACACCGTCCGTTACTCTGTATCGACCATCAGCGGTTGGCTCAACAGCATAACCACGCTGCATCACACCGTACACCTGTTGGCTATCGAGAGAATGCTCAGGGTTCATGAACGCCTCACGAGCTGCCGTGTTCAAAGCACCTTGCTGTGCTGTCTGATATAAGTTTGCGCGAGCGTAAGGGTCTGCTGTTACATTGAATGCTGATAGAGCTGCCTCTTCAACTGGTCTGAAAGTACCATCGGCATTCTGCATGTACAGAGTTTGTGCGCGCACTGCCTCGTCGCTACCAAGCAACTTACGACGACCAATCTCTGCGTCAGTTGCTTTATAGTGATTAAGAGCATTTGTTGCTGCAATCTTACCCTGCTGTGTATCTGCATCTGCCCATACACCCATTAAGTTTTTCTCATACTGCAATTGGCTATTCAATGGGACAAAAGCATTAGCACCAACCAAGAATGGGTCCTGCTTAAATGCTTGCGCACCGCGAGAGATATTACCTACTGCGTCTTGAAATCCTGCCATAATTTACCTACCATATTCCTGCAGTTTGCATTCCGACTTGCAATGGAGCATTAGCACCATAGAAGCCTGCCATTGTACCTTGGTTCCAAGCGTTACCAAAGTTTGATAGATTACCGAACGCTGATGCCCATCCAGAATACGGATTGACTTGTTGTCCGGCAATACTTGATAAAGAACTAGCACCTTGTAAAGCTGATGCCGCGACTCCTCTGAATATACCAGTCCAGTCAAGAACTTCTTTACGTTGTTTGTCTTCAATACGTTCTTTACGAGCTTCCTCATATCTGAACGCCGCGTTGATTGATGATACACGAGCCTTAGCTTCTGCGGCTCTTAACATGCGACGACCTGCTCGCGTTGAGCCAACACAGTGAGCAGCTTGTTCTCGTTCCAGCTTGTCTCGCTGTCTTGAGAACTCACGCGCAGAATCAATAACTGCGCGGTCTCTCACTGTGTCATAGTCTGCTACGTAACCAGCATCGGCATCTGCCTTAGCTTTCTTAATCATATCAGTCTCAATAGGAGCCGCCGTATCGTACCAGTGGTTAAACATCTTATCTGATTTGTCTTTGATGTTTTCCCACGTTTTGTCCAATCTATCTTGCGAGCGGTCGGCTACTTCTTTTTGAAGACCGGCTATATAGAACGCACCGGCTTGTTGGACTGTCGCAATGAGTAAGTTAGTCTTCGCAATCACCTTCATTGCATTGAAGTATTTACATGCATATTGCATGTGAGCTTCAGCACGCGCAATCGCAGACATATCAGTGATTTTAGAATTGCTTCCTTGAGTCTTTACCTTGAGGTCATCACATGGCTCGACTGTATAATCACCTGATAAGAATGCTTGAGCAGCACCTGCCGCCATTGTTGCTATCGCAGTAACCGCTCCTGTAGTATTTCCACCGGCCATTTTAAAAATCTCCGAATCCGACGACCTCATGGTCGTTGTAGTCATTCTCATAAAGAAGCGCTAATTGCTCTAATGCGTCCTCGAATTGCTTGATTAGCTCTTCCACGTATAAGTTTTGCTGAGTAGGATTGTAAGGATTGTACAATGATTTGTACTTATTAAATAGTGCATTTTTCTGTGCATCCTTACTTTCTAAACCCCACTTAGTTTCTTCAATGTAATTCTCATAGGGATTTGCCATACTACGACATCGCTCCTATAATTACATCACGATACTCTTCTAAGCCTTTTGATGCACTGACCTTTAGGAAGTCATACGCGAGAGGTGGCTTAATAAGTAATGGGTTCTTAGCAATATGCGTCAGTATAGCTTCTGTTATTATACCATCTTCTGACCGATTTACGAACACCATTATTTGATTAAGTTGGTCATTTCCTGACCAGGCTCTGAAGAAATGCGTTATGTCCTCGACCATATAAAGGTTCTCACCTTCTAATACATTGCCTATGAATGTAAGCAGATTTATTGCAGTCTGTTGTGCATCTGCCTGGTTGTTTATCTTAAGTACTTCATACGCCATTACTGGCCTCCTAATTCATTAACTGACGTTGCAATGTGGTATTCTGTAACTTCACCTTTACCTGATATTGATACATCAAAATTGATTGTACTATACCCAGCACGTAGGCGGCGTGGCTTATTGTCGAATGTAATGTGGTCACCTACAACAATGTGCTCATCAACCATCTCGTCGCGTTGACGTTTAAGCAAACGATGCACAACATGGAACTCAGTATAGTCACCTACAATCTTATATGCGGTGAACGCTGTGTAACCAGGCGCAATGTATGGTTTGCTCTTCCACTGGAATTCTCGCCACTCAAGGCCCTCATCGAATTCATAGATACCATCTTCGAACGCGAACATAAGTCTATCCTGATTGGTGCGATAGACTGCCGTTGGTTTGTCTGATAATTCAACAAGTGTTGATGTATCAAACTGCTCATGCACGTTGTCTGGCACTTTGAATCTGAATGACATAACATCTGAGAATCCATAGTAATAGCCATCATGGACAACGCCTTTCAGAGTCCATGGAGCGATTGCCAACCAATCATCTCTTGAGAAGTATTGCGCTGTTATCACAGTAGACGCGTTGCCCTGCAACATAACTATACCGTCATTCGTCGCATAGAAACAAGCACCGTTATAAGCAGCCGCCGAATCATAACTTATAATCGGGTGAGTCTCACTTAGCTGTGTTATCTTGCGGCAACCTTGAGATGTACAAGGACTTTCGATTTCAATCACGGCCGGAACCGAATCAGTTAATATATAACCGGTGGTCTCAGTTGGAATGAAGCGTAGTGGCTTGCCGGTGAATCTACCGTAACGATATGCCTCAGGCCACGCATGAGGTTTGAATGGCTCACTCAACCAAAGCTCACAACCGACTATCGCCGCCAACTGACCGTTATTACAGTACACCAGGTTCTTCGCGTTGTCAGGCAAGTTGTCATATTCTTCTGTCATACACTCGTCACCATAGCCTGTTCTCGCTTTATGCAGGAACGTACCGGTGCCGAATGGAACCTCACCGACTTCTAAGAACACTGGCTCTTGTTCCTTACCATCGAAGTCTACCATTGTCACTGCGCAGTAAATTCTGACTGAGTCAATCTTGTAGCCATCAGGAGCTGTTGTCAGAATATTAGACACGACGACATTATCACCATTATGGCACTCAACTAAGTTACTCACTTCAGACGGGATAGATTCCTGGCACGCGGTTCCTTCACCGAGGCACGTAACGAGAGTGTAAAAGTACTCACGCACCTCGCGAGCCATATCGAAATGCGCACCTGTCTGATGAGGCAATGGCTTGAAGTCAATTGCTTGCGCGGTTGGTGTTGTTGTCTCAGGAAATCCTAGTCTTACCCACTCGTTGTTACAAGCTTTAGACTTGAGGTTCTGTACTGGGTGAGGACCAAGACCTGTTGCGACGACGATAGAGCATTCATCTTCGATGATGTCGACTGACGCCTTACAATTGTCCGACGTAATATAGCAGCAGTTATCAACGAATATATACTTGCCCGTTTTATCAGACACCTTCTTATTCGTTCTGAATGGCTTCAGCGTGCCTTCAGATAAGTCGACATCAAGCATCTTTGTTGCTGACGTCTCAGGAAGATTCCGCGGATGGAGACGCGGAACCAACCCAGTGAATCTTGTCAATTTCAATTCAGCCATAATCAACCACCACAGTTACAGTCAGGTGGACACTTATCAGCTAATTCAACCATGACGCGTTCTGTGATTCTTTCTGTTGGTCTATGGTTGACAGCAGCTGCCAGCCCTGTAGATTTCTCGCGCTTCTTACCACAGCATTTGTCGAGCATCTTACAATCTTCTTTACCACAACATTTACAAGTCATATCTTTCTCCAGTATTTTGATGGGTGTTCTGACTGAGGCCCTGTTCTGAAATCACGAGCCACGTCAATCTTAATTGAACTAATACCCTGGTTGAATTTCTTCTCGTACATTAGAGCCATTGTTTGGTCTGCGAAGTCATACTTCGTCATCATCAGTATGCTCGCTAATGCGCCGTGCACCAATACGTCGTGATGTCTGTCATACAACAGTTTGTCTATCTCACACGTGTCCTGCGTAGGAGCTGCGTAGTAGACAATCTCAAGTGTTCCACCGTCAACCTTTGGAGGCTCGTCCAGCACTATTTTGTCTGGCGGGAAAAATCTGAAACCATCACATATACGTAACGGTTCAAAACATTTTTTGCGCTTACAACAACCATCACGTAATTCGACAGACTTCACATTCAAAATCTGCTCTGAGCCTGGCTCAAGATAATAGTCAGTCACACCTGTTTGTAGTGTAATCTTGATTGTTCTTTCTAACAGTCGTGATTCGCGAGCTACGGTGTACGCCGCCTGACGGATATACTCAATTGCGATTGAATCAGGAACCCCCTCAGCAACTAATGTAACTCGTGGAAGAATGGTGTCGATGTCAATAAACTCAACATCTCTCTCGTCGTTTCTAAAACAACAAAAGTCCGCTGGTGCGGACTTATTATTGCATTTAGGTCTGATACTTTGGCCACATCCGCAACCCATAATTTCCTACCTTATTTACTAATTTGTTTCTCAACTGCGCTCACATACCCGAGATTTTCTAAGAACGTTCTGCGTCTCGCCTCAGATATTGCGCGGCTTGTTTGGCTTTCGTGCTCAGTGCCTAATGCACGATATACTACGTAGTCGATGATGCTTGAGTATTTTTGTGATACGTACCAAGGAACATCTGCCTCTAAATCAAAAGGAATTTCGCAAGGTCTAATTGCGCATGTTAAACGCGCCCAAGCATCTACACCTGGTTTTAATGGCGGGTGAACCTCAAACTTGTTTTCGCTGTTAGGTAATAGATTGAACGATTTTGGTTTGTCTGTTGCCGAACCAGTACCACAATTTTTCTTACCGAACGCCGTAGCTGCAGCAGTGTTTGTCTTACGTAACTCTTCAATTGTATTGCCATGAGCGTCTGTTAAAGCATCAACAGACAGAATCTTATCACAACAACACGGCTGCTGTAGTTCGCCCTCAGAAAGTTTCACCACCATTGTTTTTTCAAATAGTGCTGGAACGAGTTGGAATAACTCCTCTAACGATTCATTGATGTAATCCGTTAGAATCTCGTCCTCAAACCGGTCTTTGTCTCGGTCGTTTATGTCGATGCGTATACGAGCGAGGACGTCCTTAAGTTTCATAGTGCTTCACCAATTAGTTGTCTAATTCAATCTCGCCGCCAGTTGCCTGACCACGTTTACCTTTAGTTACCGCTACTGGTTCACCATTCTCGTCAACTTCATGGATGTAGTCTGACTTCGAGTTTGAGCGTAACAATTTAGCAGTTACTGGGTCTGTCACATCGAACTCAATACCATTGACGTGAGACGCAAATACTGAAGTTGTTTTTTCCATTTTCATAATCCTTCTAAAAAGGCCCACCGGTTAGGTGGGCCACAAGTTATTATACGTTGTAACCGTACACTTCGAATACGCGTGAGAACAAGTATTCACCATGCTCAGTTAAACCTTCAGCTGGAAGAGAAGTGATTTCTAATTCAATCGCGTTCACTTTATCGGTATAGAAACCGCCAACTGTGTTTGCATACACAACGGTTGTACGTTGTAAAGCTTTCTCATCAACAGTCACAGGGTCTGCTAATGTAGCTTCTTCTGGAGCTGCTTGAGCTGCTTTGATGCCACGGCAGACTTCGTCGTACTCAGATTTGTAGACGAAAACTTTCTCAGCATTTTGAGCACCACTTAATTCAACAGCAGGTTGAATCTTGAAGCCTAAACCAGCTACTACTTCGCGAGCATCAACTTGCACAGCTGTCACGCGTGAGTGGTTAGGGTTTAAGAAGATACGCAACTTGTCGCCAACTTTTAAATCTTCTGGGCCTTTACCGTAGCGTAAGCTTAAACGGTTCAATAAAGTTTTTAAGTCAACTTTATCACGATAGTTGTACGCACCGTCAACACGGTTATCCGGTTGAGCTACAAATGGAAGATTTGTATCAGGGTCATGGTCTGCACAGTTACCTGATGGGCAACCGCAGCTAGCACCTAATTGTGCGCGCATTGTGTTGGTGTTTTTACCACCTGCATATAAGTTATAAATAGCCATGAGTCACGCTCCTTAGTCTAATACTACTGCAAGAACTGCAACGCTGCGACCAGAAAGAACCGCAGTGTCGAATGTATAGTTACCGATTAAGTAAATATCGTTCAACACAGTGTCCCATTCTAAATAGCGTAAATCAGATGGGCTCGCAATATGCTCTGGGTTAGCAATAATTACGTACTCAACTGTACGGCCGTTTGGTAATTTACGACGCGGCATGTATAAGCTTGAGTACACTTCGAAACCGAATACTGGGTGCAGGATGCCTGAAATATTCGGGTTGTTGTCTGGGCAACATAAGTTCGCACCAGTAGCTGCTTGTTCAGAACGTAAGCGTGTATAGAAACCAGGTGACGCAACAACACGTAATTGTGATGTGCCACACATGATACCAGCTTCCATTAACGCTAATTCAGCGCGCTCTAATGCAGCAGTCGCAGAGATTTTGCCTTGGCCTTTACCAATCAATAGTGGATTAGTAACAGAACCTAAGTCGATGTTGTGTGATTGTAAACCAGCTTTGTTACCTTGGTTGAACGACGCAGCTTGTGAAACAATCATACGGAAGCCGTAGCCTTCAGATAAGTTACGTAATGCTAAACCTAACATTTTCTCGTAGCCATCTTGAACTTTCTTCCAGTTATCTGCAATTGATAACGCTTCAGCACGGGAGAATTTTTTCTTGATGTCAATATCTTGACAGATAGTGATTTCACCAGAACGGAATGGGTTATCAGGTTCCCATGTTTCACCGTTGAATTGGTTACCAGTGAACTGACCAACTTCAATACCTTCTAAGATTGTGTAGTGCGCAACAGGTGCACGGTCTAAACCTAAGCTTTGGATTGTGTAAGCAGGGTTAGAAATTTTAGCAAGGGTTGAACAGTTAATTGCTTCAGAAATTACGATGTCTGTAACGTGGTCCGGGATATATAGACCTTCAACACCTTGATAATCTGCAGCCTTATTTTTAAATGCATAAGACATGTGTTATACCTCAATTGTTAATTTGATTCTTCGTGTCCAGCTAAGTATTCACGCAATCCCTTTGTATCACCTCGTACTTTGAAGCGGTTCACAGCAATGTGGAATTCCTCTGACGAGACTTTCTTTTTACCATTGCCTGATGGTCGCGAGTATGTTGGTGTGGTATTACGCGGCGGGACTGTTGGATTTGAAGCAGGCTCTTCTGGAGTCTGGTTCTTAGAAGCCTTATACTCACTGATTAGATTAGCGATGAACCCGATGCGAGATACATCGCGCTTCGCTCCAATATCGTCCATCACGGACAATGCAGTGTTCCCGAACCAGTCGGTCTTACCGCTCGCGTATTGGATGAAGTCCTCATCAGCTCGTAATGTGTGAGCCTCTGGAATTTGACTACGTACAGAACTTGCCCATTCTTTTTCAAGTGTCTTAGCAGTCATATCCTGGAATCGCTTATCGATTTCAGCGCTGACATCAACTGGTGGGGTGGCCGGTCTTGTCTTAGCCAGAATCTTAGTTAGTAGGTCGGTTGCGTCGTCACCAAAAGTATCGGAGAGTTGTCTCTTCTCTTCTTCAGATAGAAAGTTCTCTTTCTCTTTTTGTTGATACGCTTCAAGACGTCTACTCGCCTCTTCTAATTGTCGCTGAGCCTGCTGAGCACGTTCCTCTGCTTCTTTAGCTCGGTTCTGCGCAGTCAATGCTTCAACGGCAATGCGATTTCGCTCTTCGCGCTCGGCGCGTAGTTCTTCTTGGGTTTTTGTCAAACGACCTTTCCAGGCGGCAGCATCATTAGCTTCCTTGTTTGGGTCAACTTGGGGTTCAAAACCATTTTCATCAGGTTGAGGTACAGTGGCTGGTGGTGTTTGGCCTTGAGGCTCTTCTGCTGCGCGGCGAGCCGCTTCGATGCGGTCGCGTCTGAACTGTGGTACACTTGAATTTGTCATGTTAAATTTTCCTTAGTGGTTTCTATGAATTGCACTAGTATTTGTAGGAACTCTCTTTTCGAGTTACCTGTTTTTTATCTTCAAATATTAGCTTAGCTAACGTTGCGATTGCATTCGCTGTCATTATATCTGCGTTTCTCACAGACTCATCTGACTCGAATCTCTGTTCGCCTAGAAGATAGTGATAGTGTGAATAAAGAAATTCTTCGAGCGCTTCTGACACCTGTTTGTCTTTTGACAGAAGCGAACGGAGTCTTTCCAATTCAGGTCTAGCATCGCGAGGATTCGCTATGCGTTCCCATAATGGAGCTTTCGTATTAGCAACGCGTGCATCCACTTTTTGCCGCCTTATGGGTTTTTGCTAATGTATTTGCAGTCATTGCCATGACAGCACGTACACGACTGGTCGAATCTTGGATGCGACCTGTATGAACTTCTTTTGCACGGGCGAATTCTGGACTAGGTCCACCCATTGTTTTTTGACGCATATTAACTCCTAACAAGTTTTACGTTTAACAAAATCATCGTATGCTTCAACAACTGCAGTATCACCTTTCTCTGACTCATACACTAACATGTAATGGCCAGCGTCGTCGATAACCGCAGTTGGTGATTGGTCGGTCAAAACTACCTGAACACCACAGCGAACGTACGGTAACTGACCGATAACAACTACGTCACCTGGTGGCTGCGGACCGACACAGCAATCCTCAGATTTTGACCACGAGTCAGACCCAGTGTTTCCGAGTCTGACCATCATAACTTTCACCTTATCACCTGGAGCTATACTCCAGGCGATTAAGCGTTTAGGGGTGTTCAATACGTCAACCACTTGGCTCGTCGTGTTTGCCTGATTTAGCTGGAACACATTACCGTTGAAGTTACTGGCTCGTACACTCTGGGCTTCCTTGGTTTTAGGCTCAGCTTCAATTACTGAACGAACTGTTCTGATTGACATATTGACCACCTTATTTCTGTTTAATCTGACGAACGATTAAACCGATAACACCAAGACCTGTAATGAACCATGGTTTCCATTGCTCAGGTAACAAGTCTGCGATTGGCTGAACTGTTTCGTTCAAGACAGGTGTCACTACAACACCTGCTAAAACCCAGTTAGACCAAGAACGAATTGCATCTTTAAATTTAAAAAACTGCATCAGTTACTCCGTTATTAAGCGTTGTTGAAAATGTCCCAGTTTGTTGAGAAACCGAAACTCGTACGTGTCTGAATGTTCACCTCAGACAAACCACAAATATTTGTTGGTTTGAGAACCTGTTTCTCATTACCAGACACATGCGCGTAACTAGGGTATTTGTTGCTCTGTCCTTGTTCAGTAATCATATCAAATACCCATACTGCAGGTGTTCTGTCAGAAATAAGGAAGTTGTGCATATTAGCTGTTAAGTTCATCAGCTTATTACTGCGCAGACGAACGATACTAGCAGAACCCAAAGGAACTTCAACTTTAGGTAGTCGAACAATACAACCTTCGAATGATAGCTCTTCATGGTAGAAACCGGCTCCTACTACACCACCAGCACGATAGCGCTCATACGAGACATCGATACCGTGGTGAGCGACTTTTAATGTGCCATTTGTGTTGATACCAGAATACACGATACCTAGATTAGCATCATTATAATCAGTGTAGTAAAGTCTAGGGCGGTTTAAGTCAGGCGCGTACATTGGATTATAGATGACACCTTCAACAGCGACGGTATATTCATCTGGGTATTTAGCGTCGCCATACCAAGAGAATAAGATTGTTGTCAATGCTTGTGGTAACCAAACTCGTGTAGGTGGGAATTCATGGTCCTCACCGCATTTCAAGAAGATATTATATCCACCGTTGAGTCCTACTTCCGCAATACGGTTCAACGCAGCATGGACTGTTCGAAGAGGTTTATCGCGTGTACCGGTATTAGCATCATTACCTGACACTGATGACACGTATAGATTCGCGTCTTCTGGTCGAGCTTGATAACCAAAGTACAATCCGTCATCTAATTTCTTGAGTTGGTTTCCACCTAATTTAGATAACTGAACTGTCAACGCCTGGTCGTTGCCATTACCGACGATACTACGTTGGTCTGCGACAACACCACCGAAGTTCGCCAACTTACCAGTAGCAGATGTACCGTCACTGTAGTAATAAGTTACAGTACCATCGTTCTGATTAGTTTCGATGCGGGTGATATAACGGCCAGTGCCGCCTGCTTTCGCAACTGCGTCATCAATAATCTTACGGATTTGCTCATCCGTTAAACCTTGTTTGCGCAATGCTTCGATTGCTTCTGCAAGACCTTTGTCACCAGTTTGCTGAGCTTCTTTAGCAGCTTGTAAACGTGCTTCAAGTTCCTTAATCTTATTGTAGTTACCTTCAGCTTTTGCTGCAGCTAATGCAACTTCAATATCTTTAAGCGCGTTGAGTCGACCATTGAGCTCACGAATACGAGCTTCTAAATCGTTACCTAAGCGGTCGTACTTGTTCTTAAGAGCTTCTTCAAGTTTCTCAACTTGTGGCTCTAGGTCTTTAACATACACACCTTTCTCATCAGTCTTGATGGCATTATCTTTCTCATCAGACTTTTTAAGACCTAATGGGCTTTCCTTATCAATGCCACCACCTTTGAGTGTATCGTCATGAGCAATCTCACGTCTCTCGAGGTTGTCGATACGCGTGTCTTGCTCTTGTTGCTCTTTATTGTACTTGGTACAATCTACAAAACCTGCCATAAGGCCTCCTGTTTGTTACATATAATGTATTGTATAGAATTAAGCAGACTATGTACATAGCCTGCTTTCAAATTATTTGATAATAATATCAACTAGTGGATTATACACTGAATCAGTCGCTGTTGCTGTACTTGATACAGTAACCGTCGTGATTCGAGTTACACCATCTAAACCATCATCAACGCGTGAGTCGATGTTAATAGCACCACGTACTGTCGGCAGAGCTACACCATTGATAGTGAACGTTGTAGCTTCACCTGCTGGAATCTCGATGCGTAGTTTCTCGGTTAACTCGATTTCTGCATCGTGCAAGTAGTTGTAGTACTCTTGAGATTGCCAGAAGCCAACATCCATTAAACCAGGACCAACTGGCTTATAAGATGTTGCATCTTGTGTGTCCACTAAGTGGATGTTCGTATTACGACGTCCACCGACAGGATTGGCGAGTACATTAAGTTCATCATAAGTGTGGTACTTGTTATCATTATTGACTCGAGCAATAGTTGATAATGGAATCCACTTAACATACTTAGAATTAGCATCTGTCACTAATTCGTGCTGTGCATGTTTCCTAGTGTTGGTTACTGTACGTTTAGATGCAATGACTGACCATACCTGGTACTTACAATCTGCGCCACCAGGTCTACCAACGATTACCGCTTGTTTTGCATCACCAGTAAACGTTAAGTTACCCGACACATTATCGAACGTGTAGTCACTAGTATTTCCGAAATACGTGGCCTGCTGATAGGTATCATTATATTGTCCATTCACCGTAACAAGATGCGCTTCATACGTCTCTGTGCTATCTGTTGATGTCAACTGTTTGATAATACCAGAGACATCACGAGCAGAGTCTGGCTCACTGTTATTTGTGTACACTACTAGACTTGAAATACCCTTTAAGTTGATAGTAATGCCATTCAGTGTTGATGCACTGGTGATGACGTTGTAGTCGGTGATTCCGCCGCTCTCTAACACACTAGTTGCACTTTGGCGTGAACCATATAGACGCTGACCATTATAGGTCGCTTCTACTAATGGACACTCTTCAGTGTAGGTTCCTTCAGATTCGCCAGTCACAACTTTTGCTTTACGCGGAAGAGCAATTGATGCAGTGTTGTTTGATGATGCAGTGTCACCATCTAATGCAACAGTAGCTGTCGCGAACGTTGGTCCATTGTGGCGTACTTTAAACGTGAAGCTCTCGTTCGAGCTTGCAGCCACATTAAGAGTACGTTCTGCAGCTTGGTCGATTTCTCCACCAGCGCCAATGGTTAACGTTACACCTTGAGCTTCTTCTGCCATTGTGTTCGTTACAACAACGCGGACAGTGGATTCAGTTGTGTCACCGTTAAGCATAGAACCAACGAGCTCAAGTGAGACACCAACATCTTTAAATAGTGGTGCCTTGTACTTGGCTTTGTACACGTTACCTTCGGCATCTACAGCAACAATTGTCGAGCCATCAACAAACTGTTTCTCCTCAAGAGATTCCGTGTCAAAACCTTCACCACCAATGATTTCGAGTTTACCTTGCTCATTATATTTGATAGTAGAACCATCAACATAATCTGTTAGGTCAACATCATATTGTGTTTGAGCTTCATTTACTTTGAAGCCACGTCCCATGTTTCCAGGGATTACTACGGGTTTCTTAATCATTCAATAACTCCCTATAGATGGTCTAATGGAATAAGAGGTGGATTATAAGCCGACTTATCAACTGTGTCATGCCCGTTGTACTCAACAACTTCGAACGTAGAATCGTCGAACATAATCTGACTCACTATTCCATCTTTCTGATACACATAATTCATGTCATACAGTTTTGCTGGAACAGTTGCATAAGTTTCGCCAGCCGGTATTGTAGCCTGGTAAGTGTCATTGAATAGCTCAACGTCGTTATTAGTCTTAGCATGAACCACTAAGCGGAGAGTCATAGTGGCATCTGTAGGTTTATCTAACATAAACACAACATTTCTAAAACCACTAAACGGGCTGAAACCATCATAAGTGTTTCCAATGTTAAGACCACTTGTTTCGTTAGAGTTTCTTACACTCACGTTAACTGCCTTCTTAACGGCTGGTTCGTCAGAAGGTTTGTCAGAAGGTTTGTCAGAAGGTTTGTCTTCTTTCTCTTCCTTCTCGCATGTTTCAGCAAAAATGTAACCAACTTCAATCTTGCCGAATGCATCAGTGAGTAGAACGCCAGGACATTTCTGTGCCTGTACTTTTACTTCTGAGCCGTCTTCTTTAGTGATTACTAAAGCTCCGTCTGTGACTGTTGCGTCCTTAAGTTTTGAACTACCTACGCCGTCTTCACCTTTATCACCCTTAGGACCTTTCAGTGATTCTAAGAAGTCATTGACAGAACCTGCGTTTCCGTTGTCTAACCAGATTTGGTATGCAGATTTTCCGTCTACACCGTCAACACCGTCTTCGCCTGGTTTACCAGGAACACCAGGAGCTCCTGTTTCGCCTTTAGGACCTGCTTCGCCTTGTGGACCTTGTGGACCTGCTTCGCCTTGTGGACCTTGTGGACCTTGTGGACCTTGTGGACCTTGTGGGCCAGCTTCGCCAGTGTCACCTTTAGGACCTTGCGGACCGGTGTCACCTTTATGACCAGGCTGCGGGTCTGCACCTTGACCAAGAATCTCCGGGTTAACGTGGACTTTCTTTGTCTCTTTATCAACCGCGAAGTCATCAGACAAGTTATGCGCGACCAAGTAATTCAACACTGAACCAACGATAGCTTCAGGCAAACCGGCTTCAGAAATTGGAACTAATTTTTTAGTCATTACTTAACCCTTAATTTTATCACCGAAAATATCGGCATACTTCACATCAGATTCCACAATAACTGTCTTACCAGCTTGAGAACCACCTTTTGCCTCGTTATTTCCGCCACAACCGCAGTCGCTTTGATAAGCAACCATTTGAGCTGCTGCGTTGGAATTGTTGATAGCGAAACCAATCACCACAGTTCCTTCCTCTGTGCATGAGCGCACCGGAATGGTATGGCCTGGTCCTGCTTCTGGGTAGATGTAACCAACAACTTCATCGTCACAACCTTTAACCTCAACAGTAGCTGCTGGGTCTTTGTGGTCGAATGGACTGAACATCCAAGCCATCTTCACGAACTGAGGACCACCACACACTGAATCTTCAAGCATTGGAAGAGGTTCTGTTGGGTCGTCGTGACAAGCACAACCGCATGGGTCGATGCCTAACTCAGCAGGACCTGGACAACAACCTTGCTCGATTTCTTCTGCCTCAATCACAACGTCCATTGCTGATACGTTCTTCAGTGACGGCTGATAGATACCCGGTCTGTTAATGATAATTGTGTTACGGCATTTTGAAAGTGATGGTTTGCATGTACCAATCATATAGTCACTCGCGCGACCTACTTTCAACTCAGATGGTGGAATAACGCTACAACCATTTCTCGCAAACGTTTTGCGGTCTGCATCGTATTGAATTTTCAAAAAGGTTACGCAGTCACCGTCGCCTAATCCATACGCTGTAATTTGTACAGGGTCTGTGACGACAATAGCGGAGACTTCAGGCGAACCTTTCTTGGTTAATACCTCAGCCATCATTTACCTCCGGTTGCTAATTTAACAATGGCACTCACTACTTCTTGAATTCCTTCGTAGCTAATACCCTTGCGCGGGACGATTTGAATAGGTTGTCCCCACCATAAAACCTTATAGCCATTAGACTTACCACCTTCTGTGAAGATGACTTCGTCCTTGGCATCAGCAAAGCGAATATGACAAACACCCGTGCTGACATGCGTTACAGTTCCCCAACCATAACGGTCATGCCACAAGCGGTCACCCACATTTACTGAATCTCCGTCGATTCTCATATTGAGCTCCTACTTATTCATTTGTCGCAAGCTGCGACCATCAAGAACACCTTTGTCTGTAACAGCTGTGTTCAACTCAAATTGAGCGGCTGCATTCGGCATGTAGTTATCGACAGGCAACCCCATGCTGTCTAGATAATCTCGGATTGCACCAGAATACAATTCGTCTGGAACAACACCCTGCTCTCTCAACGCCCCAAGCTGAGGAACAACACCAGCTAACGCTTTCGCTTTATCAACTTCTGCTTTGAGACCTAGCAATCCAGTTGCTTGGACCTTAGCATCAGCTTTGATTTCATCGTCACCACTCACCATGTTTCTTGAATAGAGTAACATGATTAGAGGTCTGATAATAAATTCATCTATATTTGACGCACAGTTCTCTAAACCAAGAACCGCGTTGTCGTTAATGAGCGCCAAGCCTCCGAGCGTACGACCGGCTCCTCGTAAACCAGTGTCACCGTTCAAGAACGCAGGAAGACCACACTCATCATCTGCCAGACGAATCTGGTTCTGTAATAAGTTAAACTGCATAAGGAACGTCGGTTGAACCTGGTGCATACGCACAGGAACTACTGAGTGGTCCTTAGGTGAAGAATAATATCTGCTATACGGTCTGAACGACACATCAGCTACGTGGTCAAACGCGTTTGAGTTAACTTCAAATGAAGGACCTGATGAGTATTCTGAGTTCGCCAACATCGCGTACTGGATTCTGTTCACAACCAACTGTCTGTCGTAGACCATCATGCCAACAGAAATACCATAAGGACTTCCCGCCACTCGTTTATAGTTTGCAGAATAATACGTACGCTCACCTAATGGATGGTTAACAATCTGACAGCGAATAACGCGACGGTCAATAACTTCAATGTCTGCGACGAAATACTTGTTGAAGTCTTTCTCTTTGACATTGCAGCCATAACTACAGAGCTCCATACCGGAAACTAGCGTCTGACATTTTAATACTGTGAATAAGTTCTCATCAGTTTCTACTGAGCTTCCTGATTCATCAACAACTCCTGCCCAGTTTCCGATACAGTTATCGATGACATCTAAAATCGCATCATCTATGTAGCCAAGCTTTTTGTTGCCGACGAAGTCCAACATTTCATCTCGGCTGCGTTGCATGAGTTCAATAATAAATTCACCGTCTTGAGCAGATGTCGCGTCAGGCGCGAAGTAGATATTTTGTGGACTCACTCGTCTGAATGTTGGTTTAGCAATTCGTTCTCTCACATATTTATTACCAGACCATTTTGTATTCTCCACTACCTCGTTATCATAAGCAATAACTGCGTAAGGATATAACGCGAGGTCGTATAATAAATCTGTCATTGCTTTCGAGTATGAGGCTTCAACCAACTGGTCTGTAATTTTCTTTTTCATTTTGCCAGTCGCTGTTGTCGCCAACTTCATCTCTTCATTGCGTTGAAGTTCCTTAGATTCTTTCGCAATCTTCGTGACGTAGTTCGCAATCACTGGATTGATGAAACCGTTCTGAATAATAGCCTGCTGAGGAATCCCTGCTTCCTGTAGCTTCAATGCGAGATTCATCTTCACAATTTCGAAAGCCTTATCAGACAGTTTCTTCGAGAGCTCAACAATGGGAGTCGGCTCGATATTGAAAGGAACTTTGTCACCGTTACCTACGAATTTCGAACGTAAGTATGATGCTGTCATGTTTGATTTAATTTGCACGAGACCGAAATAAGATGACATACCAGGTCGTGCTTCTAATTCTTCTCTCTCGTGTATCTTATGATACGCCTGATATAAAAGAGAAAACCAGAGCTCCACAGATTTCCCCATTACCATTGCCTGGGTTCTGTATGCTCTGGCTCTATTGAACTGGTCTACAACTAAAGTAGCGAGACCATCGTAGATGTTATCGAGTTCTTCTTCAGGAAGAGTGACATTAGACTCGGACATTTATTACGCTCCCACTATTTAATCTCGATTTTGTTACTGATTGGCCGGTCATTGCTCCACGGCCTCTTATGTTCTGTAAGTAGAACGTCATTGCGATGGCGTCTGCAATATCAGGAGAACGTTTCATTCCAGACTTGCTCTGCAACTTGAATCGGTCCCGACTATCATACTGATAGCTCAACATCATCAAGTCACCTTGGACCACGTCTGAGTCTGGTATCGACACTTCGTCTTGTAACCACTCAGCCATGCGCCACCACATTTCAGCCCTCTTATTATAGAACGCTTCTGGCTTATCGGCTTGCGCCGAAGCAACCGCTTCATGACACACAGACCCATAACCCATTTGAACAAGGCGGTCATAGACACCAGCTCCGAGACCCACAACGTCGACCATAAATGCATCGAGGCCATACAAATCAATCAACTCTGCGCAGCGCTGGGCTATGACCATTGTATCGTCAATCTTCGTACGAACAATCTTGAGGACCTTGCGGCCTTGACGAATCACGATTGCTGTGTGGTCTTTACCCTTACGAGCCGGGTCACAAGCCCCTATAATTGGTCCCACTGCTTCAACGTCATCACGCTGACGAGCTGCAAGAACATCTTTCGCCTCGATGAAACTCTCGTTAGCAGATTGGAAAGCTTCCAATGGAGATGCTGGGTACTGCTCTCGAAATAACGCAAGACGTCGCGCCTCGCTTCCTTTGAACGACTTAATCTTCGACTGACGCCAAGCAAGCTGCTCATCTGTCAAACCATAAAGCTCTTGGTACTCACGTTCTTCTTGCGTGAACTCTTTTCCTGTTGGGTCTACCACATACTCTTTCATCATGAACCATGGATAGAACACAGGCTCATACTCGTTCTCACCACGGACTGCTGCTTCCCACGTCTCATGGAAATAGTCACCGAATCCGTTCGCAGTACTCTCGAGGAATATCATCGTTCCCTTACCATTAGGGATTGCTTGGAGAACACCAGCAATCATATCCTCTTGGTTTCTTGAGCGCGACACCTCAGACCAATGCAGAATCTGTACAGTAGAACCGTGACCTGCGTTTCTAGAACCTGATGTAGCAGTTCTAAACGCTGAGTCAATCCCACTGAAGTTCATCAAGCTCGTGCTGTCTCGCGTCGCCTTCGGTTTGAAGGCTTCCCAGCAGTTGTCGTGGTAACGCTTAGTAATCTCAAAGAGCTCTTGAGTCTGTTGGTCTAAGTGGGTGAGAACGAGTGTCTTCACACCTTTATTGCGGGTGGTGTACCAGTAGGCAAGTGCTTCAATCAAAGTACTAATCCCCATCTGACGTGCTTTCAAGATAATGAACCGAGCTTTGCCGGTCTCGGCCATCTGTCTCTCGTAACGTCTGACAAAGTCTTGTTGTGCTTCATTTAGCACAAAAGGTTGAATGCCATCAACCTTAGTACGAATCTTTAAACAATCACTTGCGAAGCGCTGGAAGTCATGTTGGTAAACTCGACGAAGCTCCGCCACTTGTTGGGCAACTTCATTCTTGGTCATCTTGTTTCTTACCTGACTTCACGCCTTTCAGAAATTCTTCAAAGTCATCAACACCTTTCAACGCCGTATTATCTGTGCTTGCACCGAGTGCAAGGCGAGATACTGCTTGGATGTTCTTAAGCGCTACTGCGCATGACTGAATTTCTACTGGCTTGGTTACTGATGGTAGGACCTCACGAATCTTCTTACCAATTAGCATTGAGATTTCAAGATGCATCTGGTTATGCTCTTGCAATGCATCTTCCATTTCCTCATGGAATCTGTCTGCAACGGCTTCAATTCGTTGGTTATGGAATTCCACGCGTTGGTCGTCCCAACGCTCACGTAGACGAATCACATCAATTGCAGCGGCTCCTGATACAATGTACTTGGCCTTGAAGTCCTGCCAAGAAATCGTTGATGTGACGTACAAAGTGCGTAGACGCTTAACGTCTATTTCGAGGTCAGGTCTGTCTTGTAGTTGGAATGATTCATCACGCATTCTACCTGCTAAGTCCTCAGGTGTTTCGTCAGGCACGGTGCCGGCCGATACTTCCTCAACCACCTGAGGGTCTGTTCCATAGGTATCAATTTGGTGTTGCATCTGAATACCACGCATAGCTTTGGCGCGTATGTCGCGATTGCGTGCAGCCTTGGTGCCGGCCAAGTCCTTCGAATTTTCGACTGCGCGTCCTAAGTGTGATAATTTTTCAGATGTCCTCGCCATAATGTTAACCTAATGAATACCCGATGATGATACCTAATGCAAGGCCTACCCATACACGAAACCCTAAGCAGCATGGACAGTCAGTGCCATACGCGACCAACTGACTCATGTAGCGTACAGGTTTCAAGAACCATGGAAGGTCTTCCCAAATTTGTTTACATGCTTTCATTTGTGAATCCTGATGGACTTAACCGGGACGAACACCGCGGTGTGCGATGAACATCCTGGCTTAAGTTGGCTCTGGGACGAGGACTGCCACGTTCGTGTACTGGCTGTTCAGTATCAAAACCTACTCGTGTTCCACCTACTTGTGACCGATGACATGGTCCCAGAATTCGGTTGAGAACCAGGTTTCCTAGTTCTCGAATCTTGTGACGCTCAGCGTGCCTGGTACTTGGCGACCTAGACAGGCTGACAACTGGAGTGACGCTTCATCCGGCAACTGAGCATCTTGTGGGTATTATACTAAGTTTTTTGAAAAGTAAACACTATAATAATTTTTGTTGATATTATTGTAGTTGCCTTGTTGCCTTGTTTGCCTAGTTTCCTTGTTTGGTTGTTAACCTGGCAGCCTTGCCTCGTGGCGGCGTTGCGGGAGTAGAATAAATATCCGAAATTAGGCAGAATCTTTTAGTTTCTCAATTTTTCTGTTTGAAGATTATGCAGGTGGTAATCTAAACTGTTGTTTCTAAACGGGTTTTTGCCTATTAGTTTCATAGTTTCATTCTATTCCTTAAATAGGAGGATTAGGATTAGGTAGTAATAATATATATAGAGTAACTGTAATAGAAAGCATAGAGAAATCTAAAAGAATAAGGAGATTCATCTTCTGATTTTTTTTATATAAGTCGTTGATTTAAAAAGAGTTTCATTTTTAATTGGTTGATTTTTGTACAAGTTACTCCGAATTTCAATGCTACACCTTTTGATTTTCTAATTAAAAAACAGAAAAAATGATTTTACAAGTTAGTTGATTTAATATATTATTGCTACCGAATTCATGAAACTGGTTTAATAAAGAGGACACTACTACTCTAAATTAAATCTTAATTTTACTCGACACTATGGAGAACCAAAAAATGTCAAAAAAGGTAGAAACAATTTCTAAAGAAACTGTAACCAAAGGATTGTCAGACGCAATTATGGCAGCGTCGGCAACATTCTCACGCGCACATCGAGCTGCAATGTATTATGCATTTGTACCATTTTCTGAAAGTCTAGACTTAGACTTAGACCTGGAATTTCTATTAGAAGACCGTCGCGTTGGGTCACTCGCAGCAGGACGCCCCAATGACACTTATATAGCTTATTGGCCGGTGCACCAGAAAATTTTTAAAGGCTCACTAAGCGAAATATCTAACGAAATTGGTTGCAGCGTACAGGTCCTTTATAAACATAGAAATAAGGCATACTCTGATGGTCAGGACGCATTCCTTAAACGTAATGGTCAGACTAGTGAATTTGTTGAAATTAGACAGGTTACAGAAGAGAACACTGAAGACATGATTATGTCTTTATATAATAAGAAGAGACAAGAACTTATTGCACGCGCAAATCGCAAATTTAATGAAGATGGCTCATACTAATTAGAGGTTTATTATGGCAACAGAGAAAAAGGTGAAAGTTAAGACGGCTTCACCACCAGCTGACCCTGTTGAATTGTTCAAGGCAAAATTAGCTGAGTCAGGTCTTGATGAAGACGATGCTGAGAGTCTGGGATTAGAACTTGTTTCTGCAGAGGAGACAGCTGCGTTCGGGAAAAATTTTATTCCGTGTGCATCGATGAAATTTCCTTATATGGATAAACTCGGACTTGAAACATCCGACATTGCAAATGGGGAGCCGTACTTCCGCGTGCGCTATTTAGGTGACTACGAAAGAATCTACCGTCAGGTCAGAGGTGAAAACGGAAATAAAAAACCACCAAAATATATGCAGAAGTCTCAAACACTTCCTATGGCATACTTCCCGCATATTGGTGATGTAGACTGGTTAGCAATTTCTGAAGATGTGACTGAGCCTATTATTATTACTGAAGGGGAATTGAAAGCTGCGAAGGCTACTAAAGAGGGATTTCCTACTGTTGGACTTGGTGGAGTATCATCATGGCGTTCGGTGAAACATGGGATTGAGATGCTTGATGGCCTGAAAGAAATCAACTGGCAGAGACGGCATACTTACATAGTGTTCGATTCTGACTATAAGACGAATCCTGCAGTTTGCGCAGAACTACATAAGTTAGCTGAATATTTAGATTATCTCGGGGCATTCGTTTATATCGTTACTCTTCCTCTTGCTATAACAGGGCATGAAGGAAAGGTAGGTCTTGATGACTTCCTAGTTAAAGAACAGGGCGCAAATGCCAAATTCATGCAGCTATTAAAAACAGCTGAACCATTGGGATTCGCACGCGCGCTATTTGAATTCGGCAATAAATATGCATATATTGATGACCCAGGAATTGTAGTTGATGTAAAGACTGGACGAAAAATTTCTGTTGATGTATTTAAAGGACATCTCGCTGCACCGTCACAGTATATGAAAGGGGTGCTAGCAAAAGATGGCAGCATAAAATATCAACCAGTTAAGGCAGCAGCAGAATGGGTTAGTTGGCCACTCAGACGGGGTGCTGACCAAATGATTTACTCTCCTGGCAATGATAGATTCTTCGACAGAAAATTCAACACATGGACAGGTTGGGGAGTTGAACCAGCTGAAGGAGATATTTCTCCGTTCATCGAATTACTCGACCATCTATTCACGGATGCAGAAGAAGGGGCTCGCAAATGGTTTGAACAATGGTTAGCGTATCCATTACAGAATCCCGGAGTTAAGATGTTTAGCTCAGCAGTAATTCATGGTGTTTTCCACGGGACTGGTAAATCACTATTGGGTTATACGATGGGAGAAATCTACGGTAAGAACTTCACTGAGATTGCTGGACAAGACTTACACGCGTCATTCAATGATTGGGCTGAAGGAAAACAGTTTATCATGGGCGATGATGTGACAGGTTCTGATAAACGGGCAGACGCAGACTTCTTGAAGAAACTTATTACCCAGAAAGAGTTACGCGTGAACGTGAAATATCTCCCAGCATATACGGTCAAGGATTGTATTAACTATTTCTTCACCGCGAACCATCCTGACTCGTTCTTCTTAGAGGATAACGATAGACGGTTCTTCATTCATGAGGTAGTTGTAGGTCCATTGGGGAATGAATTTTATCAGCGATATGATGCATGGTTAAAAGAAGGTGGAGCGAGATTCGTGTTCAACTACTTATTGAATTTAGATGTCTCAGACTTCAAACCATTTGCTCCAGCATTCATGACTCAAGCGAAACAACGAATGATTGAGAACGTGAGAAGTGATTTAGGTTCATGGGTTCGTCAGTTGAAGACAAACGCAGACTTCATAATGGACAACTCACTCGTGAAATTCCCTGGAAAAGATTTGTTGACAACGCAACAGATTCTTGTTATGTATGACCCAGACAGACAAGGTCGCGTTACAGCGAATGGAATGGGCCGTGAATTATCGAAAGCCGGATTCAGACAAGTCTATGACGGCAGACAGATTAAATTAGCCGATGGCTCGTATAATCGCTATTATATCGTCCGCAATCTTGATAAATGGATTCACGCAGGTCTACCGGAAATTAAGGACCACTTAGAAGGTGGAAATAAAAAGGAGGAGAAAAAAAATTCCAAAAAGTATTAAATAATTGTTTACTATAGGAACAGCTGTGATAAAATATAACTGTTCCATAACTTGGAACACTTTGTTTTTATAATTTATTTATTTAATCAAAAACTCTGTGTGGACGGGGTTGAGACGTAGTGACCAACCCCATTTTTAAACAAATTGAATCGAGGTGACATTATGTCTATTTTAAAAGACCCTAAAGTGGTTGAGAAAATTGAAGCTGAACGCGCGAAAGCAGAAGTTAAAGGTCGCAAAGAAGCTGAGAAAGAATTCAAAGCTAAAAGCAAACAAGTAACTGAAGCAATCAAAGGTACAGCTGCCGGCGTTAAAGCCGCAATCACTGACAAAGCGTTAGCAAAAGAAGTTGCTGAGCTTTTCAAAAAATTACTGGCTGATGTTAAAAGCATCTAATTAAAAATCCAGTATTGACGTATAGAGACCCAGTCACAAGTTGATTGGGTTTTCTTTTTCCCGCAAAGTAAACTCTTCACTGGTAAAATCCTAAAAAATTATACCTGCCCTAAAATTCACTTTTTTCATTTCCAAAAGAATTCTCGTGGTCACCAGCAATCTCTTCAAGGTGATTTCGAATTTCCCATAACCGACAACCAAAATGCTAAATATGAAAACCGCCTGGCGCAAAGAATCCCGGTGGTCATACCAACCCTCCCACGCCCGCCCAGCCGCCACGTACACACCCACCTGGCCGTACACGCCCACGCGCTACGCACCCACCCGCCACGTACCCAGGCGCGACGCCCATGGGAGTACACGCCCGTGCATTACGCGTCCAGGTGCCCATGTGGCCAGGCGCCCACGTTCTTTATTCGCGTGAGAAAAACAAAAAAATTTTTAAAAAACTATTTACAAAATATTTTTAAATTGATACTATTCTCAACGTCAAAACAAAACGACAAAACAAAAAAATAAATTTTAAAAATATATTTACAAAATTTTTAAATTATGTTTTAATAAAACCAACTCGAACACATGGAGATTAAAAATGAAAAATCAAGTTTTCAAATATACTTTAAAATTAAATGACGAACTTGTTGGGTACTTTGTGAGCATTGACTCTGCGAGTGAGTATATTAAATGCGTCGAAGAAGAAGTCGATTTTGGCAATGTTGATGGCAGTGATATCGAGCGCTGGGAAATTGAGCGCTGGGAGGCCGAGTTGCCAAGCGGTGAGTGGTATGAATTCGGTTTAGTTGATGGCGTAGTACTTGGCGCCGTGCCTCAAAGCGAGCATTGTAGCATCGACCTTGGCTTTATCCTTGCTGGGCGCCAAGAGGGTAAGGACTTTGATTCTGAGAATGTACTACTGTAATAGTACAATGAAGCCAAGTCGCCCAGCGCCAGGCACTACCCGAAAAATCTCTAATAAAATCAAGTGCCTAGCCCGCCTAGTGCCAGGCGCCATGCAAAAAGTGCAAAATTTTACATTAACCCCACAGGAGGGAATATGACAGTGCTATCGGAGTTAATTTCCGTATGGAATGAATTCGCAACAGAAAATTCCTACCCAGAAATTATATACGCAAACGACTCATTCGAGGAGGTTGTCAAGCAGATTTACGGTGACAATTTGACCGCGCAAAAGGCAGTTGAATTAGTCAGAATTTATGAGAGTGGCACCTATGTAGGAGGTCACCGTTGGTGGTGGATTGGAGCAGACGGCAATCTAAATGGATGCTTTAATGCTCGCATGTTGCCGATTGATTTTGGCGAACTCAATAAATGGTGTATCGAAAACGGTATGGACATGCCGTGGACAGAAGATGTGGAATTAGAATAATAGTATACCCGTCGCATTGGGTGGCGGGTGGAATGTAAACAATGTGAACAATGAGGAACTTAAAATGGAAATTGTAACTTTAGAATATGTCATCAAATATGGTGAAAAGAAAGAATGTGTTGTATTATACTTTAGAGACAAAGAGTCAGCCGAGGAGTACAAGGACAACCTTGAGGGTGACCCAAACATCACGTTTGAGGACGACGCAATTGGGTATCAGTACTATAATGCAGGTGAATGGTACAGTGAAATCAACGATATGATTGTCGACCAGGCATGGGGAAGATTGAATCCGTCTGTTGCATCGGTCGAGCGCGTCGTGGAAGAGCGCGTGGTAGAGCCTGAGTTCTATAAGGTGAAATACGTCAATCATAATAACATGAACGTCTGTAAGTTATTGCGTTCCGAAGACGAAATGAAAGACTATATAGTCAAGGCGCTTGATGTCGCGGTGAGTCTTGTGACTGTTGTCAAGATGAGCCTAGACCAATTGGTGGAGGAGTACGAGAATGCGTAAGGTGAAAATGGAACATCGTCCAGGATATACAATCGAGCTATACGTGTCGCATCTAGGCAACGAGGCCGAGATATACGCGAATGGTTGCCTGGCGAATACGGTCACGGGCGAAAACGTACTGGAGCGGGCGATGCGCCAGTATGACAGAACGGTTGACTATCTGGATGCCTTGATGGAATTGCCTGAGTATAAGAAAGGATTGAAGAAGATTTAAGTTAACAAAGGGGCTAGGTGCCTGGCCTCTTGATTAAGTTAAATCAGACAGGAGAACAACTATGACAATTCGTAAAACAATCCAGTATGGTAAAGCATACAAATTCGTAGACCACGCGTCAGAGCATAACCCGTTCGCAGACCTTGAGGGCACAGTGCTCTCGAAAGAGACACTCGAGATGTATTTCGGAGAGCCTAGCCACTTTGGGTTTGGAGTCGAAGGGAGTATCATCAGACGCCTTGGATGGGCAATCCCGATTGTTGGCTTAACGACGTACGTCGTGAAGTTGGTGCACCAGGGTTGGCATGAGTATGTGTCGCCGAATAAAACAATGCTACGCCGTAAGTTAGGTGCGCACAATGTTATCAAAATTGTGGAGGTAAAATAATGAACAGTTTACAAATGGTATTCTTTAAAGTGATGGTTGGAGATGTGATGTCTGCAGTGTTCGCAGATGAAAAGCAGGCCGTTGACCACGCGAAGAAGGTGAAGGGCGAAGTGCAACGCGCTCAGTCAATTAAGATTGCGAAAATTTTTAACCTGTGGTCATAAATACCTATTTACAAACAATGTAAAACAATGTAGAATGATTCCATCTTATCAACACACAGGAGAAAAAATGTTAAGATGTTTATATAACTTACACAATGTTCATCATCAAGTTTGGTTAGTGAATTTAGAAGAATTTGATTATCAAAGTGAGATTGGAAATCGATTACATAAATTGATGGAAGATTTATATAAGACTTGTGAAGTCAATATCTTAACTCACCCAGCAAGTATTGAAAATGTGGAGGAATTCAGAGAAAACTTTAATAATCTCATCAGAAAGAAAATCTCTACAGTAAGAGAATCAATTGAGAAGATGGAAGATAACACACTTGCATTAGAAATTCTTGATGGATTATCTAATGGAATTGAAGAAGAAATCAGTGCACTATCTGAGTAGTGCACTCATAAAAGAAGGATTATTAAAATGATTATAAACATTTATTTCAACCATTTAGATGGCGATGAGGATGTACTGCTCGCTGCGAATGAAGAACAAAAACAAGAGTGTATCGCAATGCTGAACACAATGGGGTTAGAGATTACGCACATTTGTGAAGACGAGCCAGATATGGTTGCGTTCTGTGCGGAATCAAATGGCAATGTTATGAGTCGTTATTAGGAAGGATTATCAAAATGAGTAAGAAATTAGACGTAATTGCAGTAGTTCGTAAGTCAGCAGAAGGTCATCGCGTGATGTGTACGTTTAATAACTATAAGGACGCGGGTGATTGGATTGATAGCCGATATAGAACTGCAGACTACCACGTGGTCCCTTGCGAAATGCAAATCGTGACAGACAGCCCAGTGCCGGTGAAAGGTGTTCAGTTCATGACGGTGTTATATGATAACCACCTTGGGAAAGGGACCTTGGCAATACGTTGTACGATTGATGAGATGGCACCGACCAGCTTACCATGGATGAAGGCCTGCGTGAAGACTGTCCATGTTCCTGTTGTGTACAAATTCGAGGAGAAGAACGTATGACAATATATTGCTTGAGAGTAGGTGCTAAGGTTCGCCTACGTAATGGAATGGTGGCGACAATAAAGGCAGTTGATGTTGTATCAGACCAGTTATTTCCGATAGAAGGAACTGCAACCACACCAGATGGTTTCACACGTACAATGAGTTGGACAAACACAGGCCATTATTACATCGACGGCATTGAGGACGGTAGGGATATCGAGGAGGTGGTGAGTGGTTAGTGTGTTGTACTCATTCGTTCTCACGGCATTCATGATTCTCTTGGTGCCTGTGAGAATACCAATCGCACTTTACTATATGGCAGTCAAACTTATTGAGGAGAACAGAGATGTACGGATTCGGTGACCCAGAAACTTGGGGAGGTCGTTCATACGAGCAAAGTCGTTATGAGATTGCGTATGAGAAGACAGACGAAGAACAATGCGCCAAGCTCAAAGAGGCATTGAAAGACTTCCCAGATGAATTCATCGACTTGATTATTGAGTCGTCTGAGTGGCACGACCACATTGAAGGGCTCGTCACAGAGCGGGAATAAATGTATAGAAATCAAGCACTTATAAACTTGATGCGGGACCTGTGCCAAGACTGTTTGAACAGAGCACACAGGCTCAAGACAGATGAGGCACGCGCCTTCATGAAAAGGGTTGTTGCTGAGATGCGAGTCTTGTCACAGCTCAAGGTCGAGAAGACCGCCCGCATCGAGCGGATAACACACAATGAACGTGACTTCAGGCAACGGTATATCAAGGTTCTTTTAGATACGCTTGACTATTATCAGGGCATGTATCGTGCGAATTTCCAAAGACCAAGGCCCGAAGCTAAAAGAGTGTACAGACAATTCTGGCACATGAGAAATAAGATAATGACTTATGATAAATATAAGTCGGAAAATTTATAAATACCTATTTACAATCTGAGTTATTAGTTGTACAATGCACTCAGATTAAACAACGTGAGGACATCATTATGGCTAATACAAAACAATTCAAAACACGTGATTCTGCTACAGCGTTCATGCGTAAACACGGAGTCACTAAAGAATACTACAACAACTTCCTAACGACAGACACAGTCGGCGGTAAGCCTATATTTGTGGTTGACGTCGATGACATGGAAACATTCATCGACCTTAAGAAAATGGACGACCAGCAAGGAACTAACTGTGCTGACGGCAATTACAGTAAGGAAGATAAGGACGGAAACATCACACAAGGTGAGTATTATAACGAGGATGGAACATTAAAACAAGATGAGAAACCTACGAAGAAAACAGAACAAGTCAAAGAACAACCGGAGAAGACTTCTGACTTGGGTAAAACTGAACTTGGAAAACGCCTACGCAAGCGAGTTGAAGCAGGCAAGAAACCAACAGTCTTAAAAGAGAGACGCAAGAGAATCAAACCAACTAAAGCAGAAAAAGAGGTTAACGCTGGGTTTGCCACCGCGAATGCGCGTCGAAAAACACTTGCAGTTGCGAATGCACCAGCAACTGTCGGGATTCTTAAGCAATATCCTGATGCACCGACTAAGTCAATCCGTTCAGCGTGTATGTACTTCATTCTTGAAGGATTAGATAATCAAACAGTATTCGGTGCGATTAAAGAAATTTTTGGTGAGGAAGCATGTAAGAATAAGCAAGGCTATCCTCAGTATTATCGAAACGAGCTCATCAAAGCTCAGCAGTTAAATGAAAAAGGCAAAGTCAAAAAATAGGAGAACAACCATGGCTAAAGTTTATCGTGTAACAGTACAACCGCAAGGCGAAGTATTGCGATTCAAAATCGCTCGCACGCAGGCGGAGTCAAAAGAATTCCGTAACGAGTTGGTGGCAGACTTCTCGTGCAAGAAATCAGACATCACGATTGAAGAGCTCGAGCTTCCAATCACTAAAAATGAGCTGGTGTCTGAGATTAACTCGATGCTTACAGAGACGTACGAAGCTGCCGTGCGCAACGTGTCAGGTGAGTAGTATGAAGGTTCTACTATCAGCAATCACAGAGTCAATGTTATTGACTGAGCGCGAAGCACGTAAGAACATTAAGAAGAATTTCGAAGATGTTCCTCGTGCTGAGTGGAAAGAGATTATTGAAGACGTATATGGTCTTCAGTACGACCGCACAATTGAGCGTGAAATCCTTGAAGTTATGGAGGAAGATTTAGATGGCAATGAACTTGAGTGATGCACTCAAACTGCTAGGCATCTATAGTGATTACTATAACAACAAGCCATCGTACAGTGAATTGAAGCGTATGAGACGCGACGACTTAATCAAGCACCACCCAGACCGCGGTGGTGATACTGATAAGTTCACAGAGGTATCGATGGCGTGGGATAGAGTCATGCAGCATGAGGCTGACAAAGAGATGGCTAAATTAAATCAGTGCCCAGCTTGTGAAGGAACTGGTTGGGTGGAAATTAAATCCGCATTTGGTATGCAAAGAGCCAAGTGCAAGAAATGTAAGGGGACAGGAAGAAATGACGGAGCATCCGGTAGAAGACGCGGTAGAACACTATAAACCAGAGGGAACTTTACACCTCATGGCGGGAATAGTTAATTCATCACCGTCGCGCCTAGTTCCATCGTACTTTATCGTAGGTTTCCCTCTATTAGATGACACTAAGATTAACTACGTTGCGATGGCGGCCAAGTCTGGTAACCAGACAATAATAGTAGCGGTCCCGACAATTGGTGCTGCAGTCCCTACTGACTACGAGCCAAGCGAGTTCATGCGAATGTACAGAGAGCAACGATTGAATTGGAAACCGCAATGGGCCAAGCACATAGCTGAAATCACTGAGGGTTGTATATATAATGTGTTTGGTGAGGACCTGATGCTTGATAGCATTCAAATGGTTCCGTCTCTAACAGACGGAAAGGTTTATTGCAGATTAGACTTTACACGAGGTATTATCAATGTCTAGACTTACAAGAGCAGTCAAAGAAGAGATTGCAAAAGAAATATTAAAGGGTTTTAAATTAAAGACTCCTGAAGAATTCGTGAAGGAAATAGAGACAATCGCGATGAGCATGATGACTCAAGAAGAACGTGATATTCTTGAGAAGCTCCGTGAGTATAAGAGTGTATTTGGTTTTACCTTACATGAGCTCAACCTGTATAATATGTCTCGTTACTTGTCGGGATATAGAATTGTTGTTCCGGCTCGCATGTATAAGCATGATTCTGAGTTCCATGCCGCTACCAGTGAGGTATGCGACGCTGCATTGGAGACTTACAAGGATAAGCAGAAGCTTATTGATATGGTTAATGCATGCACGACCATTAAGAATATGCGCCGCAATCTGCCTCAGTTCAGTGAGCAGATTGACAGTGTGCTAAGTCGTATGACAGCAGACGTGCCAGCAGTTACGTTTGACACGACGTTCCTTGATAAGTATAAGAAGGCATAATATGAATCTAGAAAATTCACTAATGGGTGATGGAGCTTTATTCAGTGATTCACTGCGCATGATTAACAACCACATTGCGGTGGAAGTTATGAACTTGTACGCTGATTTGATACGCAGCACGACTGATGCCATATTGCGGACCGCGTTAACGAGTGACGCGCGTCCTATCAATTCAGATGTGATTGCTGTGTACCGTCTATCTGTCGAATTTAACGGTGCAAGCGGGTGGTATCATAAGGATGCGAAACTATCAGTCAAGTATGACCACGAAACAACCTCCATATCCTTCGAGAAGGAGATATTCAAATGATACGATTCAAGCCAATGTTAGCCGGCAAGGCAGACCTTGATAACATCAAATTCCCTGTGATGGCGTCGCCTAAATTAGATGGCGTGCGTGTGATAGTGTATGATGGCGTAGTGTACTCACGCAACTTCAAACGTATTCCTAATGACTACGTGCAAGCACTGTTTGGTCGTAAGGAATGCCATGGATTTGACGGTGAGCTAATCGTAGGAGACGTAACATCAGACACTGTGTTCCAGGCAACAACATCTGGTGTGATGACAGGTGCCGGGAAGCCTGACGTAACGTTGCATGTGTTCGATTATACAGGCAGCATCCACCACTTCTCGTCGCGCCACAGCGAGCTTAAGAAGCGGGCGTATAAGCAGAAACATGTTAAGGTGGTTCCGCATGTACTCATTAATAACATTGAAGAGCTTAATGCCTACGAGGAAGAGTGCGTGGCGCAAGGCTACGAGGGGATTATGATTCGAGACCCTAAAGGTAAGTACAAGCACGGACGCAGCACAACTAAGGAAGGTGGTCTTCTTAAGATTAAGCGCTTCGAAGACGACGAAGCAGTCGTGATTGGATGCGAAGAGCTGATGACTAATCTCAATGAACAAGAGCTCGATAACCTTGGCCACAAGGTGCGTAGTTCTAAGAAAGAGGGTCTCGTTCCTGCAGGCAAGCTTGGTGCGTTGATTGTTAAGCATAAGACATTCGGTGAGTTCAAGATTGGTTCTGGTTTCACTGAAGACGCCCGCATCAAGTTGTGGCGTGAGCGTGACGAGCTTAAAGGTCGACTGGCGAAGTTCAAGTATCAACCGTCAGGTGTTAAAGATAAACCTAGATTCCCTGTGTTTCTAGGTTTTCGAAACAAAATTGATAAATAGGTATTTACAAGATGGTTGAGTCGTGATATTATGCAACCATCTCAAACAACACGAGGACAAAAAGATGGCAGTAGCTAAAAAGAAAGCTGAATTCAAAATTCCAAAAACATTAGCAGCATGCGCTGACAAATTATACGAGACGCGCGAGAAACGTCTTGAGTTACAGCGTCAAGCTAAAGAGTTAGAGGAACAAGAATCTAAACTCAAACAACATCTCATTGAGACGTTACCTGACCAAGACGCGTCAGGTGTGGCTGGCAAGTTGTGCCGCATCTCGCTTGTAAATAAAGAAGTTCCTTACGCTAAGGATTGGTCTGAAATTTACAAGCACATCAAAGCAACAGGGCACTTCGATTTAATCGGACGTCGACTCAATCCATCAGCTGTTGCTGAGCGTTGGGAAAACGGAGAAGAAATTCCTGGTGTCGAAACTTATACGACGACAAGCGTATCAATTAACAAACTATAGTGGGTGATTATTATGGCTTCTAAAAAAGCAAAGAGCACAGCAGTAGCTAATTACGATGAACAACTTGCAGCAATGATGCAGCAAGAAGTGGAGACAGAAAAGTCTGTCAGCACTGGTGGGAAGTTCATCTCAACAAAAGGTGGTCAGTTATCGTATGATGGTAACGCGATGGCCAACAATGAAATGTATGTAGTCATTCTTGACCACATCTTTGAGAACGCATATTATGAAGGTCGCTTCGACCCTGAAAACCCTCAGCCACCAACATGCTTCGCGTTCGGTCGCAATGAAAAGGATATGATTCCGCATGTGAACGTAACCGAAGCAGACCAAGCACAATGTGATAACTGCGCAGACTGCCCGTTAAACCAATGGGGTTCTGAAGGTAAGGGTAAAGCGTGTAAGAACGTTCGCCGCCTTGCATTGATTCCTGCTGGTCACGTAGACCGTAAGACTGACGAGCTCGAGTTATATGATGAGAACCACTTCTTAACGTCTGAAGTTGCTTACTTGAAACTTCCTGTGACGTCAACAAAAGGTTTCTCAACATACGTGAAACAAGTGGCGCAAGCATATAATAAACCGACCCTTGGTGTTATCACTCGCATCTTTACTACGCCTGATGCTAAGACTCAGTACAAAGTAAACTTCGAAGCGATTGATGAAGTTCCACAAGAATTACTCGGTGCATTGATGCAACGCCGCTCAGCTGTGACAGAAGAAATCGACTTCCCGTACTCATTAGAACGCGAAGAACGCCAGGCTCCACAGCCCAAAGCTCGTGGCCGCCAAGCGCCAGGTGCTGCGAAACGCGGCAAATACTAGGAGGTTAACATGGGTGATACAGAAATTCTAAAAAGTTGGGATAATCTGAACACCTACCTTCGAGACGCTTCGGTCTCGGATTGCGAGAGACTTCTCAAGTCCGAGGCCAATGGCAAAAACCGTTTATCGTTCCTTCGCCGCATTCACTCGCGGCTTAATAAGGTTCGTGCTGACAATGAGCGAGAAAAGCTAGAAGCAGGAGGTTGGAATGGCGAGAGTAAAGGTTCCTAAACCAGTAACAATCGACTTCGAGACGCATAAGATTATGCCTCGACCGCTCTATCCACCAATGCCGGTTGGTGTATCAATAAAATATCCCGGCAAGAAGGCGAAGTACTATGCCTTCGGACATTTAGAAGGAAACAATTGTACGTGGTCTGAAGCTGAGAAAGCCTTACGTGATGCGTACGACCACAGCGACGGTATCTTATTTCAAAATGGCAAGTTCGATTTAGACGTAGCAGAAACACATTTTGGTATTAAGATTCCAGAGTGGAATAAGATTCACGATACAATGTTCCTCATCTACCTACATAACCCACACGCTAAAGAGTTAGGTTTAAAACCTGCTGCTGAGGAATTATTAGGAATGCCACCTGAAGAACAGGAAGAGGTTGGTGAATGGTTACTATCAGAACAACCGATACCTGGAGTTAGAATCAATCGAGGCAAACAAGGTGACAACCACTTCGGAGCATATTATTCTTGGGCGCCTGGCGACATCGTCGGACGATACGCAGACGGCGACACAATCCGCACAGAAAAACTTTTTACATTGTTGTATAAAGAGATACTTGACCGTGGCATGGGTGAGGCCTACGACAGAGAAAGAAAGCTCGCGCTTATCCTTCTCGAAATGGAGCGACAAGGTTTAGCAGTAAACCTCAAGCAACTACGTCATGACGTTGACATGTATACTGATTGGATGGGCAAGATTGAGTCTTGGGTTATCAAGACATTGGAAGCACCTGCAGACTTAAACCTTAACTCAGGTCAGCAGTTAGTCGAGGCAATGATTGATGCTGGCAAGGTTGATGAGTCACTCATGCCACGCACCGCGACTGGTAAGATTGCAACGAACAAAGATGCGTTGCTTGCTGGTGTGACTGATAAGAAATTGCTTGGTGTGTTAAACTACAGAGAACGATTGAAGACATGTCTTAATACGTTCATGAAACCTTGGCTTGAGACTGCTGAGTTATCTGGTGGTTTAATTTACACGATATGGAATCAGACAAGAACCCCTGATTCTGTTGGTACGCGCACTGGTCGTTTGAGTTCAACACCTAACTTCCAGAATATTCCTAAGGAATTCGCGCCAATCTTTGACCATGAGAAACCAGGCGCTAAGCTGCCTAAATCTCCGTTCAAAGATATACCACCGCTTCCTAAGGTGCGTTGTTATGTGGTTCCGTTTGAAGGTGACGTCTTAATTGACCGAGACTTCTCTCAGCAGGAAATCCGTATTCTCGCGCACTTCGACGGTGGTTCGATGATGCATGACTACCAGGCAGACCCATGGCTAGACTTCCACGACGTAGCGCGTGGCAAGCTTGCAGAGCAAGGATTATTCTACGAGCGCAAGCCAGTTAAGAATACCAACTTCGGTCTGATTTATGGCATGGGAGTTGGTAAACTCGCAGAGAAGAATGGGACAACAGTCGATGAGGCGAAAGACCTTAAGGCCGCAATCCTGAAACTCTATCCTGGTCTGAAAGAAATGTACTCAGACATGCGACTCCGCATGCAACAGGATTTACCAATCAGAACGTGGGGAGGTCGTGAGTATTATTGTGAGCCAGCTAAGTTGGTGAATGGTAGACTCATGACATTCGACTACAAGATGGTGAACGTACTCGTACAAGGTTCTGCTGCTGACTGCACTAAGGAATCAATTATCAGATACCATGCAGCCAAGCACAAAGACGCTAAGATTATTCTGAACGTGCATGACCAGATAACTGTATCTGTTCCACCTAAACTAATGAAATCTGAAATGGAAGTACTTCGTAAAGCAATGGAATCCGTCGAGTTCGACGTGCAAATCCTAAGCGAAGGTTCAATATCAGATACTAACTGGGGAGACCTAAAAGATTATGACAAAAAAGGCAAAATCATCTAAGAAAACATTCGTGCCAGCATTGTTCGAATTACCATTCATGCATATTGCGTACGGACTATTCTCATGCCGTAACGATTTAGATGCTGTACTAAAAGCGAACGACATCCCAGTGTACAAGTTTGACACAGATGAAATCACTTATGCCGCAACAATCCGTGGTGTGCATGATGTATCAGATGGACTACAACGCCGCTACGCATTCGTGTACGCTGAGAACATGTTGAACGACGACAATACTGATGACGCTCGGAAGCTAAGCTACCTGGCCCACGAGGCACACCATGTTGTGCAGTTCATGTTTGAATGCATGGGTGAAGCACAGCCATCGGAAGAAACGTTCGCGTACACACTCGGCAATGTATGTAATAACCTCTTCAACGAATACTTCCGTTGGAAGGAGTTTACCAATGGCTAAAATTACAAAAGAAAAATACCCAGGTCTTATCAAGGCATGGTCATTCAGTCGCTTAAGTGACTATCAGAAATGCCCTGCCATGGCGAAGTTCAAATACCTAGATAAGATTGTCAATCCTGATGACCAGAAGTCTGAAGCATTGCGGCGTGGTGCTCGCATCCACGAGCTGGCTGAAGGCTATCTGAAAGGAACAATCGCGCGACTACCAAAAGAGCTTAAGTCATTTGAAGACGAGTTCAAGAAGTTGCGCAAACAGTACAAGAAGAAAGTGTCTGGTATGACAGTCGAAGACCAGTGGGCGTTCACGCAAGACTGGCAAGAGACAGACTGGTTCGACATGGCTAATTGTTGGCTACGCATCAAGCTCGACTGCGCACACCACGAAGATGATGAGACTCTTATCGTGACTGACTGGAAGACCGGTAAGTTCCGAGAGTCGATGAATGAACAATACGTACAACAGCTTGAGCTATACGCTCTCGCGTCGTTCTTATTGTACGACCACATCCAGATTGTTAAACCACGTCTTGTCTACATCGACCAGAAATTCGTCTACCCTGAGCCTGATAGTGGTGAGTTGGTGTTCACGCGAGACCAGGTTCCTGCTCTCACTAAGAAATGGGAGAAGGCGGTTAAGCCAATGCTGTCAGACAAAGTATTCCGTCCGCGCCCAGGCGACCATTGCCGCTGGTGCTTCTATAAGAAATCAAATGCCGCTAAAGGAGGTGGCCAATGCAAATTCTAAATAACGTATTTAATGAAAGAACAGTCAACATCATGATGGACATCGAAACAACTGGTATTCGTCCAGGTTGCCGTGTCTTATCAATTGGTTTAGCAGTGTTCTATACTGTCAATGGTGAAGCGACAATCGGGAATACAATAACAATCTATCCTAGCTTAACAGAACAAGTCGGCATTGATGACCCAAGCACACTACAATGGTGGTCAACACAATCACCTGAAGCGCGTAACGTTTTCGCAGATAACCACATCAATAGTGTGTCAGTTGGTAAAGCATTCGAGTTGTTCAAGGAGTTTATTCAAAATGCCGTTGACTGGCATAAGTCTTTAAATGATGGTGCTGAGAAAGTTAACGTGTGCATCTGGGGGAATGGGGCAACATTCGATAACTCAATCGTGCAGCACATGTTCGAGGCGAAAGGTTATCCTGTTCCTTGGAATACATTCGGTGACCGCTGCTACCGTACAGCGCTCAACATGCTTGGTCGTCCGTCATTCACACGCGATGGAACACATCATAATGCTCTCGATGATGCAATATACCAGGCTAGATGCTTAACAAGCGCGTTATTAAATGCGAGCAAATAGAGAATCAACAATAGAGCGTAATGCATGCAAGCGTGCGCTCATGGAATTAGGCATTCGCTCGTCTAAATTCGTAACACCAGGGGATGCCGGTTATCCAGACCGCATCTTCTGGATTCCTGGTGGGAAACCACTGTTCATAGAGTTCAAAGCACCTGGCGCTAAGCCGCGTCCTCTTCAAGTGTTCGTGCACGACATGCTCCGAGCGCTAGGCTACCAGGTGGAGGTATGTGATAATGAAGAAGATACAATTAAAATCGTCAAAGCCGCAGCGTTGGAAGCCGCACGATTATCAGAAAAAAGCCGTAAAGTTTCTAAGAAGTAGACAGGCAGGCGGGTTGTTCTTAGAACCTGGTCTTGGTAAGACATCGATTACACTCGAAGTTATTTCTCAGTATATTAAAGAAGGACTTGTCAGCAAGGTTCTCATCATCGCTCCTTTGCGCGTATGCTATAACGTGTGGCCGAACGAAATTAAGGACTGGGCGAACTTCAACCACCTACGCTGCTGCATCTTGCACGGCAAGGACAAGGACAAGCTGCTAGAGTCTGATGACTACGACATCTACCTCATCAATCCTGAAGGTTTGAAGTGGTTATTCGCAGCTGAGAAAGAATCCGCAAACTCTTTCGGTGGCAAACGCAAACCTAAGATTACTGTCGACCAACGTCGATGGAAGAGTCTTGGGTTTGATATGCTTGTCGTCGATGAGTTATCGAAATTCAAATCATCTTCGTCAGACCGATTCAAGATGATTAAGCCACTAATCCCTACGTTTAAATTCCGTTATGGGTTGACAGGTTCTCCTGCAGCAAACGGTCTAATCAACTTGTTCGGTCAAATGTATATCATCGATAATGGTCTCACATTCGGTCAATACATTACGAACTTCCGCAATGCCTACTTTGAATCAGACTATCTCGGTTTCACCTATACAATCCGGCCTGGCGCTGAGCAGGAAATCTACGATGCAATCAAGCCATTCGTACTCAGTATGAAGGCAACAGATTATCTCGACATGCCGGCCTACATCGAATCGAATATCTACGTTGAGCTAGATGCCAAGGCGAAGAAAGTGTACACCGCACTCGAGAATGACCTCATCACTAAGCTCAATGATAATGTCGTGACGGCAGCTACAGCAGGCGCCGCGTCAATCAAATGCAGACAGGTAGCAAACGGAGCCGTGTACGTCGACCAAGAGATTGAAGCATTAGTTAAGACTGCTGATAAGGAATGGGTGACAGTGCATGATGAGAAGATTGAAGCGTTACAAGACCTCATTGAGGAATTGCAAGGCCAACCATTGCTCGTCGCGTATGAGTTCGCGCACGACCTTGAGCGTCTGAAGAAAGCACTTGGTAAAGATGTTCCTCACATTGGCACTGGTGTTTCAATGAAAGAAACTCAGCGCATAGTTGATGACTTTAATAGAGGCAAAATTCCCGTGCTGCTAGGCCACCCTGCCTCCATGGGCCATGGGCTTAACATGCAAGACGCGTGCAACCACGTGTGCTGGTTTAGCATTACATGGGACTATGAGTTGTACGACCAGTTCGTGCGTCGCGTATACCGTCAAGGTAACAACAACGATAAAGTGTTCATCTACCGCATCGTTGCGAAAGACACAATTGACAACGCAATCGTAGGTATGCTATCCAACAAGACAGCAACTCAGAACGCTTTATTCAAAGCATTAGAGGTGATTAAAAAATCTAAGAAAAAATCATAAATACCTATTTACAAGTCAGAATATCTGGGGTATAATCGCCCCAGATATTCAAACAGAACAGGTGACAACATGAAAATCTCTACCTATTACGACCGTCAACGCAGAACTTGTATAGTCGTTGCGTCTGACAAGTCAAACGTAAGTCTCGTGAAGTTAGATACATCAGCGGGACTACGCATCTCGCTCATGCCAGTGGACTTATTTGAGGACACATACTCAGAAGTGGCTGGTTATCCTATCCATAAAGCAATTGAACAATACTCAGAGTTTGCACGTTATTGCGGAGCCACGCAGGACGTGATGAATGCATTCAATGGCATCCTAGATTCTGAGGAGAAGAACGGTGTTGACGTGAAACTCACTCGTCTGAAACTCCAACAAGTTAAATTGCTTGATGGCAAAGCAGCTAAGGCGCCAAGCGCTGCGCCTGCTGATGACACTCCACCTTGGGACGATGAACCAAGCATGGATAATCCTAAACCAACTAAGAAAGGTAAAACTGCAATGGCAAGACAACCTAAAGCCTCGGTCAAAGTACCAAGCAGCTCGGCGACTACGAACACTGGTTCAATTAAACAACCGCGCCGCACAGCAGCGTCTGCATTTAAAGATTTAATTCTAACTGGTCAGTATAGCGACGATGAAATCTTCGCGACTGTGCAGAAGGAATTCGGACTCGACGACAGCAAGCGCAGTTATGTTGCGTACTATCGTCGTGAATTAAAAAACAAAGGCCTATTATAGGAGAACTAAGATGGCAGTAAAAACTCGTGAAGTCAGCCGCGATGAGCGCGATTACGACACAACACAACTACACATGGCAGGTCACGGCCGTACATTACACCGCGACTACTCAGCACACTTCTTCCGCTGGTCATTCGCGCGTCGATTCATCACACGCGAAGACGACGTATTGGAAGTAGGATGCGGTGAAGAAAAACCGTTATCAAAAATCTTAACTGGTGGCACAGCGCCATGTGTGAAAAATTATGTTGGTGTTGACCTTAATAAACTCAAACCATCTAACGCGAAACGATTAACATTCCATGGTGAATTCAATTTCGTTGAGCGCTATAAAGAATTACTCAAAGAACGCGGTGGCGAAGGTTTCGACGTGCTCGTGCATTTTGAAGTGATTGAACACATCAATGTTGAGCTCGGTAAGAAATTCCTTAAAGCTGCATACGAATGCCTTAAACCAGGTGGTGTTATGCTGATGAGCACACCATGTTATGACGGTGTGCGCCACGCGGCAAACCACATCCATGAGTACACCGTTCCTGAATTACAGGCAGCTGTAGAAAAAGCAGGTTTCGAAGTTGAAAAACGCTTCGGTACTTTCATGGACATCAAGCATATTGGTAAAGTGGCTCCTGACTTTGACCCATCACTACAAGATGCTGTGAAGAAATTACGTTCAGCACTTGGTGAGTACTATGACAATGATGCATTGTCGTGTTTCTTTGCACCGTTATACTGTGACCACTCCCGCAATAACTTGTGGGTATGCCGTAAGCCATTAACCGCTAAGAAAGGTAAGAAATAATGAGTATGATTAGATTCCACCGATTAGACAACGGCAATGTGTTCTTCCTTGCCCATAATCAAATCGAATCTATTGCATTCATCACAGACGATGACGGTGAGAAAGGTATCGCCGTCATGGTTGGTGGTCGTTATTTCAAGGTGCGAGAAGATTTAGACTACCTACTATGGGAATTGCGCTTGGCGGCTATGCCAAGTTGGTTAAGAAAATTTTATAGATGGTTACGTAAATGATTAAATTTGTGAAACTAACGCTCGCGCATAACGAGCAACTAATCTACGTCAACGTTGCTAGTATCGAATCATTTCGTGCGCACGTGACAGATGATAAAGAAGACGGTTCATACGTCTCAACAACTTCAATGCATGGTGATGACGCACCTATCATTGTTAAAGAGACATGCGAACGTATCTACCACATGTTATACTGGGAGGAAATCGGTGATGACAGAACAAGTGAATAAACAAGTAGAATTATATATGTCGACACTGAGCGAAATCTGTTGGCATACGGAAGAAGTATTAGGTATGCCGAAACTTGCAGAAGAATATGCAGCCTATGGTTCTATGCCAGAAGCCCTTATTGAAGACCTGGTTAACGGCATCACCGATAAGGCAAGCAACTACTCAGATGTACGTGCATTTCAAACTAAGTTCAGTCAACTAGTTGGTGACCACCCGCGCCACCTGACTCGTCGTAAATTGAACGAGCGCATTGCGCAGATGCAAGAAGAATTAGATGAGTTCATAAATGCAGTTGATAACGATGACATCGCAGAGCAGGCAGACGCATTAGTTGACTTAGTGTACTTCGCGCTAGGCACCGCGGCTCACATGGGTCTACCATGGCAAGCACTGTGGGACGATGTTCAACGCGCTAACATGAGCAAGGTGCCAGGCGTTAAGCCTGAGCGTGGCTTCCTAGTTGACTGTATCAAGCCTGAGGGGTGGGAAGGTCCTAAGACTATGGACATCCTATTAAACCACGGGTATATGCCACCATCTAGTGAAGATGATTATGTAGACGACGAAATCCATAAGGAGAAAAAAGATGCTTAATGCAGTTCCATCCACATGTACCATTACTATTTTCGAAGGACCTGATGGTGCAGGTAAATCAACAGTCGCGAAAGAATACGCGAAACGTACTGGTGCATTGTATGTTCACTTCGATGCATTGTACGGTGTAAATAATATTCACAAGTACTTCATGGAAGCTATGATGCCAGCTCTTCTCGGCTATCAATCAGTTGTGCTCGACCGTTGCTGGCACTCAGGCCCAATCTATGACCTCGTGTTCCGCAACCTTGAAGAGCATGAGCAACGTCAGACTCAGGAAATCTGTACACTGTTAGACCGCGCAGCGTCATTCTGTCGTGGCATCTACGTACGTTGCCGCCCTGATGTTGAGGTATGTATCAGCAACTGGAAGTCTCGCTTAGGTGATGAGCTAGTTAAATCAGAGCAGAAGATGCGAGCTATCCATGAATTGTATGGTGACAACGACCGCAATATCATGCTTCCGATTGTGGAATACGATTACACAGAAGAGCCAACAGTTGCTTATAAAGACTCAGTCGAGCATCTAGGCACTAAGATTGCAGAAGAACGTAAGGAAGTATATGGTGCTCGTCAACCTCGTGTGTATGTTGTTGTGTCGTCATCAATGGAAAAGACAGACGTCGATACTATGCTCGATGTTCCTGGTGTTCGCTTCCATCCGAATTCAAACGAGTTCAAGCTGGCTCAAGACTTAGGACCTTACTCCGTGTTTGATGATGCCCCGGTTCCTGAAGAACTGGTAACATATTTACCAGTGAATGGTAACTTCAAGCACTTCTTCAAAACATTCGGTAAGCAAGCACCGCGTCAATATCTCGTCGCGATTGGTGAAAAAGCAAACGAAGCAGTGCGTGCGTTCGTCAATAGCATTACTCCTGAAGATGCCGCTGTTATGCCTAATATCGACGTCGCATACTTGTTAGATACTCTTGCTGATTCTGTGATGCGTGGCAAACGTAACATGCCGCCTTTATCAGATATGATTACAAGTAAGTGGTATGACTTGGTGAAGAACACAAGCGAGAGTCAGAACAATCATGACGGCGCACCGAAATGCAAGACTGTTGTACTAACAGAAGACGAAGTCGCTGGGTTATCAGCAGAAGAATTCGTTAAATACGTGGTAGGTAAATTAAATGGATAACATAATTCACAACGCTAACTTTGAATGGTTATCTGAACTGTCTTGGGCATTTAATAAAGGTAATGACGTCACACCACGCGGTCAGCTAACCAAGGAAGTGTTACAACAGACATCGATAGTTAACATGCGCAGACCAGTTATTACTTTGCCTGAACGCAAGCTCAGCACCAAGTTCCTAGGTGGCGAAGCATACTGGATTCTGTCTGGTGATAACAGAGTGGAAACGATTGCTCCGTACAACAAGAACATCGTTAATTACAGCGATGATGGTGTGACGTTCTTCGGTGCGTACGGTCCCCGTATCTTATCTCAGTTAGATTATGTCATCGATAAGTTGAAGAGCGATGCGGATACTCGCCAGGCAGTCCTAACAATCTGGCGTGAGAATCCGCCAGAGACCAAAGATGTGCCTTGCACAGTCGCTGTGCACTTCATGATTCGTGACCACAAGCTGAATTGTCACGTATACATGCGCAGCAATGACTTATGGTTAGGCTTCCCGTATGATGTCTTCAACTTCTCTATGTTGTCTCATCTTGTGTGTTGCCGGTTGAATGCATCAGCAGCTACAAATGGCGATGTTGTCAGACCTGGCATGTTATACCACACAGCGTCGTCGCGCCATATCTACGAGCAACACTTCGAGCAGGTCGAGCAGTTAATCAAGCGGTATAATCTTGCTGATATGTCAATGGAAGAGCTGAAGTCACTCGAGACAGCGGAGACTCCACCAGCCATGTATCTCAGTGAGGTGCATCTGATGCATGTCCTTGATTCACTTCGCAAAGACGGTAAGTCTAGCGAATTTAAATGGTGGTAATATGAGAATTAGCAGAGACCAATGGGCCATTGAATTAGTGAGAGTCACTGCGCAGCGCGCGACATGTAAGCGCCGTGCTGTTGGGTGTGTCTTAACTAATGCGCGTGGTCATGTATTATCGACTGGCTATAATGGTGTGGCTGCAGGTCAACATCATTGCAATGAGGAAGTACGAGGCACTTTCCCATACGCGTGCAAAGGAGCCGGGCTGCCAAGCGGCACGGGGCTTGACTGCTGTCAAGCAATCCATGCAGAACAAAACGCTTTGCTACAATGCAGAGACGTTTATGACATCGACACGGCTTATGTCTCTGCTTCTCCTTGTATGACATGCGCCAAGCTCTTAATGAACACGTCATGCAGACGCGTGGTGTTCATTGAGGAATATCCAGGTTCTGACGACGTCGAAGAGATGTGGACGAAGTCAGGAAGAGTATGGGAGCAATATCATGTTGAATGATGCAAATATAGGCGTAGTTTTCCTTATAATGATTGCGCTGATTTTTATAATGTTAGAGTTCTGATAGGAGGAACAAATGGAAGAACAATTAGGATTTCATAATCCAACGTTAGGTGAGCGTCTTATTGGCGTAGAGTATGGTTCAGAAGACACTTCTGAAGTGGCTGGCATTAAGTGTTATTTCGCACGCGTGATTGACCGTCTTGAGCGCGAGCGTGTAGAGTCGAATGAAGCTGGAACACTCAATAGTGTTAAAGAAGATATTATTAAAGAAGCCATGATGCGCGTCGCTGACGCTCAGATGTGGGTTGTTAAAGCTCATACACACGGGAAATAGACTATGGGATTCACATTTGACCAAGCTCTTAAAGAGCTTAAAGCTGGTGCTAAAATAGCACGTGAAGGATGGAACGGCAAAGGCATGTACTTATTCATCGTGAGCGGCAGAGCAGTTGAGGATGCAGTCGATGAATTCTATGGTGCCGGCTGGGGTGGAAAACCAACACGTGTACGAGACGCAATCTACATGTACACGGCGCAAGGCGACTTAGTTCCTTGGGTTGCTAGTCAGTCTGATTTATTAGAGAATGACTGGACGCTTGCTAAGTAACTTCGTGGGCACAGTGTCAGGACTTGTCATGTTCTTAGTGTTCGCGTGGTTGATTGCGTGGCTTATTTCGGTAGGTCTAACCGTTGCGGTGACGATGATAGTCAAGACATTGTTCGGATAATAAAAGCCCAGCTTAGTGCTGGGCTTCTTTGTTTATGCCTCATTCGTACTCAGCTTGCCGTCGCTCTGCAGCAGCGGCAAATCATATCGTTCAAGCGCTGGCCATGACCGTGTACCATCTGCTTGTGATGGCCACACATACGCGATGACCCGCGTTCTGCTAAAAGGTTTGATGTTCACAGCATCCCCTTGATTACCGCCTAATACCATGAGATTCCCGAACTTGTCCTTTCCAACAACGAATCCGACGTGACCGCCTCCTGCTCTATCGAACACAGCAAGACAACCATAGGCTGGGCTAGTTAGCGTGGTGCCAGCGTCAGCCCATGCTTTCGCGCGATACCACGCGCTTGGCACTTGGCGCCCTGCGGCTCTGATGCAGTGACCAACGAACGTACCACACCATGGAGTCTCGTCGTCTCGCCACCAGGCTTTCAGCTCTACTAACCAATTGATGACTGTAGGATTATGTTGTTTTCCAGGTAATTCCTTCAGGTTTAAATATTTACGTGCCTCAGCAACCCAAGGCAACTCAGTTTGTTTTGTCATTCTGCTTTTCTCCCGAGATGACTTTAATCAATCTTACCAATAATGTGTCGGGTATCACGTCGCCTCCCCACGCAGCTACTCCAACAATCGCCACTTGCAACCAGTTATCAACCTCATAAGATTCAGTGATTGCAAACGCAATGATTCCCACAACAGCCCCGAGAAAGCAGCGGCCCAGAATAATAGCAGTTAAACTACTGTTACCATCTGGGTTACGCTGCCCCTTTATTGCCGACCAAGATGCGCTTACTAATACCGCAAAAATGATATTGATGACTAGGTCAATTCCAGCAGGGCTCATTAAGTTCTCTGCTAATGACACCTGCTGCGCATTAGCCATTGTAGCAATGAACAGTAAATAAGCCACTACTATGAAATTGAACTTTTTCATCTTAACCTCTTCTCTTGTACCGAGCTTTTTCTAATTTCTTGGAATTATCGATGTACCAATCGACCATTAGAACATAGATGAATATCACTGAGTGCACCACGTGCAAGAACACAATTCCTGTTAGCACAGAACCTTTAGAAAATACAAGGTCTGCCGCGAAGAACAGGTTGCACGCAGCAACAAACGTCAGGAAGATAGGCCTTACAGAATCAGCTCGTACACACGCACGATGTAGTCGGTAGCCATTCACGCTAGCCAACTCAATCATGTGGAATACTGCGTCGACTAGCAGCCATGCCCCTCCTATGATTACACCTAATGACATAATGACTTGGGTTCCATCAAGGCCTCCCATCTCATATTGGCCATGCATGCCAACAATTGCTACAGCAATGGTTAATACCGCAATGATAGCACGTTGCGATGGCCAATGATATTTACTGTAGTTAGTGAGAACCATAATTCCTCCTAGCAACCACAAGGGTCTACTTCTTTGAGCTTCTCTTGACACTTGAACTCAGCATCACAGACGGTCTCTTCGATTCCCATCTTAGTCGCTTCCCATTTAACACAAGTGCCTGGTGGCAGAGCCATTGCCTCTGTGCCACCTTGCGCTCGTTCGATTTTGATTTCGTTACCGAACGTCGTTGCCTTCACAATCTCTGTGCCGGTTCCGTCTGACATCACAAGGTAAGTGTGACCACTACCAAGCTTAGTCGCCAGGCTCTGAGCATCAGCGATTGGGAGCAACCCAGCATCTTTGCTGAGTCGCTCCTGCAATTTCGTTTTGTAACCGTTGAGCCATACGTAACTCATACTAACAACCCTCGCATTCAGATGAATCAAAATAATCTGATGAGTGTCCTGACATCGTGCATGTGCACGTGTCGAGATGGACAGCCACACAGATTGGCTTACAGCCTGGAGCTCTGATAATACCCTGATAACGACCGCCGGGTGAGCGATGCAATGTGTCGTCCCAGCGGAACGTCACCTCAGACTCAGATACTTCCAATGCTGGGTAAGTCATGATGGCAGAACCACCACCCTTACGCTTCAATTCAATCGTGACATCATCAGGTTTAACGTCAATGCCGCAATTGAGTTGAATTTTGAAGGTGGTCTTCATGGCCACCTGACTTCCTTTACGGATAAAAACTGGTCTCATTATTTACCTCTCTTAGTGTTTAGACCTTCCATCTTACGCCACTCGTGCAAGTACTTAGCTTGCACCTTCTCAGTACGCTTAGCGAAAGCATTCACCTGTTTTTGGTAAGCCTCATCAGGCATTCCTTTCGCATGGCGCTTAGTGACCTTAGCTTTCTGCTGGTTGATGACACGTGACTCGCGGTCTGCGCGCTCGAACCAGTTAATCTGCTTGCGTTTCTCAGGCGTTAACCAACCGCCTAGCTGGCCACGCTCTTTGCGTGAGTCATATTCGTTCTTGAGTTTCTGCGCTTTATCAAACGCCTCATAGTAACGTTGCTGGATAGCGTACTCGTTGCCTGGCCCGTAGAGTGAGTTAACGAATGGGACGTATTCCTCTTTACCGAGACGCACACGGTTAGGATTCTCAATCGCAATCTTAGTGATGTCGCGCAGAGGACCCAGCATGCCTGAGTAACCGTCCCATAGTGCTTTAACTTGCTCAGCGTGCATGTCAACACCTGTTACACGTTGGATTGCAATAGCGAATTCTTTCCACTCAGGAGCCGTTGTAGACTTAGCCTGCTCAGCGCGTAGCTTACCTTTGTCCACATATTGAGGAGTTAGTTTAGCACCGAACGGTGTTCTGTCTAATATCAGCTGCATAACTGGTTGCAGGATAGAAGGAGTTGCTGTCATAGCGAGCTTAGCACCTGGGTTCTCATCGACAGGAATATCTGCAGGAGCCACAGGAACCACAACCTTAGACCAGTGAGCCGCCATGTTGGCTGCTGCACTAGACCACTCAATGTCTCCGTGCGCAGCGCGTGACGTGTTCGTCGCCATGTTCCACATCAGCTGCGGTAGACCGAAACCAACTGGAATCTTGAAGTACTTACCAGGGTCCATAGGATTAGGAATCGGAATGTAACGTGTGATGTCACCCATCTGGTCGACACGGTTACCTGCCTCGTTGTCGTCTTGACCAGACACTGCACGAATCACCTCATACATACCCAGCATGGTCGCATAGTACGTGGCAGCCATGACTGCACCTTTCTTAGTGCTTAGCTGCTTAGCGAGGTTAACGAAACCTGTTGCAGTTGGTTGCGCGAACATGAACAATGCTTTGACAGGTCTCATGTATAAACCAGTCTTACGGAAGTTCATTGTATCAAGTGTGACTGCTGCAGCATCTCGTTTAGACACACCAGCTTCTAATAGTGACTCATACGCGGCAAGAGGAGGAACCAAGTCGAATGCACGGTTGTACGCTTCAGTGAAATGCACAACACCATCGATTGTCTGTTTGTCCCAGCGACCTTCTCGTTGAATACGCTTAATCAGGTCTTTCTCAGTGCGTGATAGGAACGAACCCATTGTACTGATACCACCAGCTTCCATTAAGTCTTTGAGATTCTGAGAGCGTTGTGTCTTACCATCAGGTGTTCTCCAGAACACAGTGTCTCTGAATGCCATTGGGTCCGACATCTTAACGAGCATGCGGTTCGCAACAGCATCCATATCGACCTTGTTACCATTCGCATCGTACACTGTGCGGGTACGCAACACGGTGCTTCGTTCCCAGGCGTCTCGCGCGAAGTTGATTGGAGCAAACGCTGGGTAGAATTGAGTCACGGCTCTTGCGAATAGTCTTGTAGGTGCCTCAACTGCCTTGAGAATCCATGGTACACTCTCGCGTTGGTTATGCATCAGAGCATCCATTGCTTTCTTAGGAAGCTTGTACGCGTAGTTGTCGCCGTTCTCAGAAATCATAAGCACCGCGTCTGATGTACGTTGCATGGTTACTTTAGAACGTTCGATTCCCATTGTACTCTCAAGCTCAGCCGCAGCTTCTGCCTCAGTCTTGCCTTGCGCTAACAATGCATTATA